GCCATCTGCGCGTATGACCGCCGGGACGGGTTCCTGGCCGCTCAGACCGATTCGACGGTGGCGATGGAGTTCGTGTCGCGCATCTTGACCGATGCCGACTGGGGCGACGTCGCCAGGACTGCCGAGGTTCTGGAAGACGTCTGGGAGACCACCAACTACCGCCCGCACGGACCGGAGAACTGGGGCAACCACGTCCACGTCTTCCGGCCCGATGAGTTCACCTACGACTCGTCACCGTTGCGGCGATGGGTGACCGCGCTCATGGCCGATGAACGACTCGACTGGAACCTGCTCGCCTGTGGCGGGCGGTACTCCGGCCAGATTCGCGGCTACAACGGCCGCAAGCCGTCCAAGAACCCGTCCTGTTGGGACAGGTTCAACGACGGTTCGCCGTCGACCGGCTGGCTGGCCGACAAGATGAGCACGACCGAATACCGGGTGTGGAACACGCCCGCCGAGGTCAACCGGCTCAGCTTCCACGTCGCGGCGTCCGTCGCCATCCAACGATGGGCCTACCTGAACCACAACACCGCGGATCGGTTCGCCGTCGTCGCTCAGAAGCTGGAAAACCGGCCGATGCAAGACACGCTGGACGAACTGGCGTCTGTCTGGCCGAACACGCCGGAACGTGACGACCATCTGACCTTCATGTCGCGGGCCATCGTGGGCCGCGATCCTGGGACGTACTCCGACGACGACTCCGTGGACTACGCCGACGACTACGACGGGGACGACGACTACGACGACGAACCCAACGACGGGTGGGAATACGTCGAAGGCTGCAACTGCCCCTCATGCGAGGCGATTCGGGAGAGCCGATGAACGTCCTCAAGGCATGGTGCCTCGGCGTTCGTGACGGATGGGCGCAGCCGCACGAACTGACAATGGGTATGTCGTGGCGTCACAACCAGGACATGAACGAGGCGTACGACCGCGGTGTGAACTTCGGTCAGCGCATCCGCTCGCCACGGAACCATCAGCGATGAACGTCCTGGTCGACCTGCTCTCGCGCGGCCTGGCTGATGAGGCTTGGCACGCCACGCTGGCCGGTGACACGAACATCACCGGCAACGTCATCCGCTGGCGCATCGCCCCCATCTGGCTGGCCTGCGACAAGCGCGTGATCGCTGACATGGGCTACGACCTGTACGGCTGGCCCGATGGCGGCGAAATGATCTACCGACTCATCGTCTGGCGTCAGGACTTCCCTGGCGCTGACCTCAGCCCCATCTCGGACGTGATGGTGCTGTTGACCGATTACGTCCACTACGACACCTGAAAGGGGTGATGACCTATTTGCGGCATTGCAGGATTCTCCTTCTTGGACGAGGCTGACCTGGACGGTGAGCATCTCGATCCTGCGGGCTGGCTGCGGGTTCTCGGCTTGGAGATGGAATCACGCGGTCGCGACGCCACGGGCGTCGTGGCCTTCGATGACTCCGGAGCGATCAGGGTTGCCAAAGCGCCCGACCGCGCATCCAAGTTCTTCCGTGCTCATCCGAAGATGGCCGAAGGCGCTCGCACAGCGCTGTGCCATACCAGGGCACGGACACAGGGAAGCGAGAAGAACCCACTCAACAACCATCCGATCCGATACGGACCTCTGTACGGCATCCACAACGGCATGGTCTCCAACGACCACGCCCTGTTCCGCGAGAACAAGTGGGACCGCGCCGGGGAGGTCGACAGCGAGGCGATCTTCGCTGCCATCGCCAATCTCGGCCCGAAAGCCGGACTGGAAGCGGTCAACGGATCAATGGCCGTTGCGTGGGTCGACGTTTCCGATCCGCACACGCTCCATCTCGCACGCGGCAACAATTCGCCGCTGCACGTCGTCACATCGACGGTCGGCATCTTCTTCGCGTCCACCGCGGCCGCGTTGAAGCTGATCGTCCCTGACGGCACGATCCAGTCCTTCTCCGAAGGTGACTACGTGACGATCCGGCGCGGAAAGCTGGAAACCATCGACACCTTCAAGTGCGGCTACCAGTACTCAACTGTCAACAACAGTTCGGGAAAAGCCGCAACGACGACGATCACGTCCCAGTACGGCATGAAAGCGGCCGACCTCAAGGTCGGAGAGCGCGTCAGGATCGAAGGAACGTCCGTCGTCGGGACCGTCGTCCACATCGGCGGTGAGCACACGATCTGGGTTGAGTGGGACCCATCTCCCATCTCCCCGACGCGGCTCACCAATTCCTCGGCGGGACCATCCGACGCTCCCGAAGGAACTCATCGCCAAGTACGCGACCACAACCGAACCGGCTGAGTCCGAACCTGCTGAGTCCGAACCTGTCTCAGTGCCATGAGCCTCACCGCGATCGAATCGCTCACCGTTGTCGCCAGCCCGAACTATCTGAACCAACGGCATTACGCCGTTGACGGATGGCATGGGTTGGCACAGCGCGTTGACGACGATCTGTATTCGGGCACGAGCTACGAAGCGCGCACAGTGCGCGTCGATCCGTACAGCGAGCAACCGACAGTCGGTGACACCGTGGCTCGCATTGGCGTGTTCGCCGCGTCGGCACACGATGGGCGGTTCCTGCCCTCGCTGCACGCCCAACGGTTGCTGTTGTCGGCCCCGCCCGACGATCCGGCGATCCTGGCGTGCTGGCGTCAGTTGCTGACCAGCTACCGCACCGGCCACCGCCGACCTGACCGCCCGACTCACGATCTGCGTTCCCTGGCCGTGCCGGTCGGGCCGCGGATCGTCAACGAGCGGTTGGCAGAACTCAACACCCACTTCGGGGAGCGCTGGTCGGTTGGCCCGATGACCACCGACTACGCCCTGATCGTTGCAGACATGAGGGGAGGCCCCACTTGGATGAGTTGACCACTTTCGGCTTCGAACTGGAACTGGCGAGCGGCGCGGACGCGATGGTCGCCGTGCTCCATGAGGCTGGCCTGTTGCCAGAGGCGCGGTTGCATCGCTACCACTGCGACTGCGACTGGTGCCGGGATTGGACGCGCCCACTGCGCGCTCAGACCGATTCGACGGTGCAAGGCGAACTGATTTCAGGCGTGTTCAGCGGTGCGACCCTGGACGACGCCTGGGACCTGCTCGCCACACTGGAATCGGCCGCGGTCCAGACTTCGGCGCAGATCAGTGAACGGTGCGGCATCCACGTCCACGTCGGACACCGCGGCGCGGCGATCCGGCCCACCGAGTTTGTTCGCACTGCACGGCGTTACTGCGCCGTCGAAGAACACCTGATCCGCACTCTGGCCCCTGGACGCTTCGCGTCGAAACGCCAGATGAACAGGACCGTGCTGGAAGCATTGCGCTACTGGCGCGACATGGCTGGCGTGACCAGTATCGACTTCACAGCGCCGTGGAACACCGTTCTCGGTGCGGCGAACTTCGACCGCCATCTCGACTTGAACTTCGACCACGGCCGCACCGGCACCACCGAGTTCCGGCTGTGGAACGCAAGTCTCATGTCCTGGCGTGTCGAACTGGCCGTGCGCCTGTCCTGCTTCCTGGCCGAAGACCACGGAGCGTGGGTGCCCCAGGCATGGGCGCAAGGCGCGGGGGCGATGTTGCAAGACCTCGCCTGGAACAGCCAGGAACGGCTGATCCCTTCTCCGTTGACCTGGGACGAACTGGTCTCAGTGGTCGACGCGACCGATCCTGCCTGCGCCACGCTCATGCGTGAGCAGGCCCGATACATGCGAGAGACCTACTAACTCTCGCGAGTTCTCCGGCGTGAGCCGGGGTTGCAACCCACTCACACAAGAAAGGAGGAACCAAGCATGGCACTCGTCAAGATCAGCAAGATCGGCAAGGGCGCGGACGCGAACAAGATCGCTCCGGCTCCCGCCGAGGCTGCTCCGCTGACGGTCGCGGGAGTTTCCGCTGTCAAGCGCATCGCGGACGTCAACGCCGTCCTCGACGCCGACAACGGTGACGCCAACGGCCGCAGCCAGTGGCTTGCGGTTCGCTTCTCCGACGGGACGCTGGCTCTGGCCTGCTTCCCGCAGGGGGATGCGTACCACGCCTTCGCCGCAGCGCGCGGCGTGACGGTCTGAGGACCGTTACGGGGCCGCGACAGGCGGTCTAAGGCATGAGGTCCCGAAGCCTCCCCCAACGCGGCTGCCCTGGTCATTCGATCAGGGCAAGCCGCGACCAACGACACGAAAGACGCTCCGATGGGATTCTCGACCGCACAAGGCATCATGGATGCCCTCGCCTCTCCGAACATCGACCCAGTGGACATTGCCTGGGAGATCGACAGCGACCTGCGCGTGCGCAAGCCCAACGCCGGAGAGATGCGGATGCGTTTCACCCAGGAATGGGTGACGCCCGAAGTGCGCTGGTCGATCCGGCGCTTCTACCGGCTGTGCCGTACGCGGCGCGCTGTCGAGAACTACCTGACCTACACGAGAAAGGAGGCCCGCCGCTTGGCCTGGGAAATGTTCTTCACTCTCGGCCGTTCGCTGATGCAACGCACATGGCGTCCGATGCGAACGCAAACCGAACCGATCGCGACTGTCACGCCGATACGTCGGTATGAACAGCCCAACCCGCACGCCAGTTGGTGTACGCACTGCGGCAAAGCGCGCTGGCTGCACCGCGAGACAGACGGCTACGCCTGTCCCGCGATCGGCACGGCGATGGATCGCTGGACGCCGACCGGTGCGGCCGTTGCCCGGTTGACGGAAACCGAACCGGCGAAACCGATCGAAACCTCAGCCGATGCTGCTCGCCGCTGAGCCTGCGGCACCAGTCGCACCTGCCCCGACGCTGCTCATGGCCGAACCAGCCAAACCGATCCCCGCTCCACCGATGAACGACGAGAAAGAGGAGGTGGACGACTGGAATGATTACCGTTGGGCAAACTGCTACATCTGAACTGCGGCGCGCCCTGCGCACGCCCGGCCCCGCCCCCGCCACCGTCGAAGCCATCGAAGCTGCGATGGACGAGCGCGACGAGACCGAGTACGCCGAGTGGCGCGCTTCGACACTGCGCGGCGCACGGTCCAGTCGGCTCGCGATGTCCGATCTCACTCCGGACGAGTGGGAGAAGTATTACGACTGGCTGGAAACCAACACTCCCTCATCCAACAGGGAGTGGATCGACGCCGAACGCAAGGCCATGCGCGCCGCGCTGAAGGCCGTCGAGAACGGCAGGCGCGTACACGACGAGGCCACGCCCGGCTGGTGCCATTCCTGCGGGCAGTACGCCGAGGTCTACACCTGCGAGACCTGCTCATGGACGTACTGCTGGGTCTGTTCCTACACCGACCGAGGCGGCGTGGTCTGCGCCGACTGCTTCGACGAAACGAGCGGATCGTGAAACGACTGACCACGGCTTACCGCGTCATCCTCTCCAACGAACCAACGCTGGTGAAGGCACACCGCGTCGCGCTGCGACGGTGGTACCGCTGCCTGCGTGGCGAAGGGGTGTCGCGTGAGGAATCCCGCGCCGACGTGGTGGAACTCGGCATGGAGTGGCGGCGCGACGTGATCCGCATCCGCGGCATGTCGTCCAAGAAACGCCGCAACGCGGCCTACGAGCACCACCGCGATCAGGTGGCATCCGTGATGCAGCTGCTCTGCGAGAGGCCAGTGCGCCCGGCCAAGCCTGCGGGGCTGATCCCTGAATTGATCCGAATCGAGGTGACTGTGTGATGGAGAACTACCAACTGACCTGGCGGAACTGTGAAGACCTGGCCGTGCGGCTGGACCGCGCCGGGTTCGCGATGCCCAACGGCGCATCGTGGTTGTCAGGTGTCGTCGAGCGTGACCATCGCCCGGCGTCCGTTCCGGAGTCAGCGAAGTTCATCCGCGAACTCGCCACCACGGCACGCGACAGGCTGACCTTCGACGGGGGTCGGCTGTTCGACGCCCAGACCCGCGGCGGCGTTCCGAAGTGGAGATGGGTCAACGGCTGGGTGACCGGCCTTCCACCGCTGCTGGACAATCCGGCCCCGAAAGACGACGAGTGGATGCCCGACGACAAGGCCCACTTCGAGTTCCACGCCGACCATCCGCACGAGAACCCGCACACCTTGTGGTACCGCACCAACCGTGACGTCACGGTGCTCGGGCGAGGCACGTCGTGTCTGCCCGACGCGTGGGACTGCCCGACGGTGAAGAAGCGGATCAAGGCCAACTGGATGCGCTCTTACATGGTGCGCTGGGAGTTGGACGGATACGTGGGCGAAGTGTTCGAAGACGAACTCGCTGCCGGTCCGACCCACTGGCGGTTGACGCCCGTCGAGAAGGTGACAGAGGAACGAGCCGCCGCGCTGCCGGTTCGCAAGGCGAAGGCTCTGCCGGTCGTCGCCCGGTCCTCGGTCCTCGACTTCCTCCGCGACGACCCGCCGATCCGGCAGCGGCAGCGCGAGAGCCAGGGAAACGATGGAGACGCGTCTCAACCGCGCCCTCGATGACAGGGGGATCGACTGTATGGAATGCAACAGCTTCCATCTGCCCGACTGCTGTCCTGAAATGGACGACCTGGATGACGACGGTCGTCCACACTGCGGCGACTGTGAGAGCTACCACTGGCCTGAGCCGATCCAGACTTGCCCGGAGGAAGAGCAGAGCTACATTCAGCCAGTGAGAGCCAGGATCTTCCAGCCCGCGAGGGTCTACCGGACCACCGTGTCGGGGGCGGTGACCGGCGGTTTAGGGATCGGGATCGCCTCTGATGAGATGCCAACGAGGAACTTCGTCAACCTGGACGCTCCCTTGACGCCCGCACAGATCGGCAGGCTCACCGCTGAGGACGTACGCAGGGTATGGGCCGAGCAGCCCGACGGGGACACGCTCTGATGAGTAACCAACTGGCTGACGAACCGTTCTTCGTGCCCGTCACCGTCGATCCGGAGACCGGGCAGGAGTTGGGGTTCGTGGCTCACACGATCGTCGCGATCGTGGACACCGAGACACTGGAAGCCCTGCTCGCCCATCACCGCGACAACGCGGTGCCGACAGGGCACATCGGCTACCACTCCGCCTGCTTCACCGCGGGCGACCTGATCAAGAAAGGACTGCGCGCATGAAGCATGAATACAACGTCGTCGTGCGATTCGCCGCCCTAGTGACAGCGGACTCGGAGGCGCAAGCCATTCGGATGCTGTCGGATCACCCCCACCACTACGACCTGAATCCGATGCCGGACGGCAACGACGCCTTCCACTCCGAAACCTGTGACTGCGAGACACTGGACAAGGGGCAACGACCAGCATGATCGCCACACGCGAACAGATCGTTCATCGGTTCTTGGGCATCCTGCGCGACAGCAAGGGTGTCTGGCGGGGATGGAACTGGGGCTGTCATCCGCGAACCGACGACAATCGCGACTTCTGGAAGATCACCGAACACAGCTACATCAACGGCGTCATGTTGGAGTTCGACATGGACTACCACATGGCGTACCTGTTGGAAATCGTCGACGCCCTTCCTGGGCAGCCGAGTCCGGTGTCCTACGTGGTCGTCGTGACATTCCACGGCTTCCACCATCAGAACGGCACCATCGACCACGACTCGGAGATGTTCAGTAGGGACTGCGGCACGTTCTTCGACCGCAAGGTGACCAAACAGGAAGTGGAGCACTGGGCCGTCGACACGGTTCAGGCTCTGTGTGAGTGGCATCAAGACCGAACGAGAAGGAGAGAACCATGACCACATCCGTCTACGACCAGTTCCCCTTCGGGATGAAGGTGTCGCTGGACAACACCCGCATCGGGGAGGTCGTCAGCTACCGACCCAACAACATGATCGGCGTCCGCATCCTGAACGGGGGGTCGGGCGAGACGCAGATCGCGCCTGAGTACCTGGTGCCGCTGAGTGGCGGGCGACCATCTGCTCTGCGCAACTTCCGCGCCATCATGCACTGCCCGGCCCATTTCTGGCAGGGGATGAGCGGCCAACCGTTCACCTCCCCTGGCAACTGGCTCAAGGAGTTGGCCGAAGTGGCGTACCAGGCGGGGATTCAGGCACAGCCATGAGTGAACTACGTGACGCCATCGCCGCGGCGGTTGAACACGACGCCGACACCTATCAGGACACGTACGGCGCGGCTGATGCCGGTGCTCGCCATACCTGAGATTCGCAAGGCTCTCGCCGTGCTGGCGCTCACGCCAGGGATCATCGACCAACTGAACGAGATTGCCGAGATGGACCGGCTCCGTCCGAGCCTGATCTTGCTTGCCGTCGAAGCAACCGCAGCCGCTCTCCGCGAGGCGGTGGAGTCATGAGCGCGCTGGTTCTCCACCTCGTCCAAGATGGCGATGAGTGGACCGGCTGGATCGACACGCCGGACGGACGAGTCGACTACCCCGCCCCTGGCTGGGCGGGCGAGAAGCTGACGCCCGGCACAATCATCGACCGCGCTGATCGCTGGGCCACACAGCGAGGGGTGCTGCTCGACCTCGACCTCATCACTTTCCTCGGGACTTCCCGCGAGGCGGTGGAGTCGTGAGCTACGTCGCGATCGTCCTCGACCGTGACGGCAACGAAGTCCTCAGGCTCGGTCCCCGCGAAGGTGAAGACGCAGCCCAGCTGCTGCGTGAAGGCCTGCGGATGGACTACCCGGAACCCGACTACCACATCGAAGTGAAGGAGGTTTGACATGAATATGAACGACACGCAGGACGTTTCGGTGGTCGACGCCGTCGTCGCTGCCCTGCTGGACCGAGGAGATTGGATGACCATCGAGAACTTGGCCTACCTCCACTCCCAGGAAGCCTGGGACTGTCACTTCGGCCCGTTGCTCGACGACCTGGAAGAACAACTCCGACCTCTCACAGCTCTGGAGCTGATCGACGAACTGCGCGGGCGCGCCGTCATCGACATCCCGGGGCCGAACGAATGGTTGTGCGTCGGCAGGGACGACCTCGACCGCATCCGTGACGCGATCCAACGGGAGGTGAAGTCATGACCAAGAAGGACTACGAACTGCTCGCCGCCGCGATGTATCGGGCGTGGGTCAGCGTCGAGAACGACTGCGCCCCGGCGGTGAGAATGACCAGCGAGATGCTGGCCGATGCCCTGACCGGTGACAATCCCAACTTCGACAGGGGGCGATTCCTCGCAGCCTGTCAAGGGGTCAAGAAGAGGTAGCCGAGCGGGATGAATCCGACGGCGATCCACGTCACCCCGTTCCAGACGTTGCGATTGACGAGTGAGACGATGCCGACTACCCACAGGGCGATCCACGCGACCATGAAGCACAGGTCGGCGGTGTCGGTGTTGGTGTTGAAGATGCCAGCTAGCACGACTGGGCTAGTACCCAGAAAGAAACCCGTTGACACACGGCCTACGACCCTGTAACATTATGGGAACGTGATCAAGGAGACTCAATTGGCTGCTACACCTGCCCCGGCCCACATGGAGCCAGGGGAACCGACCAACGTCGTCGAGGCACTGGCCCGCGTCACCGCCCTCATCGGGGGCGTGCCGAAGCTGAACACCAACCAGCGCGCTCGCCTCGGACTGTCCGCGCCGGACGAAGGGATTAAGTACGCCTACCGGTCGATCGACCAGCTGGCCTCGAAAGCCCAGGCTCTGTTCGGGGAGATGGGCGTCGTCATCGTGCCGACCGTGCTCGACCATGAGGCCACCCCGGTCCAGAAAGGATCGGGGACCTCCTGGTACCGCCAGCTGGTGACCGTTCGATGGGACATCTACGGACCGGGCGGACTTGGAGATCAACTGAGCGCGATCACCGTGGGGCAAGGCGACGACAACTCCGACAAGGGTATGAACAAGGCGATGACCGCCGCGTTCAAGAATCTGCTGCTGCGGATTCTGTGCATCGGTGATCCCGCCGACGAGACCGACAACCTCGACACGCGACCCGGCTCACCCCGCGTCCTCATACCCGACGACCTTCCCGAAGGTTCCCAAGAGGAATGGGATGAGGTCCGCGCCCTGCTGACGAAGCCCGCCTGGAAGAAGCGGGTGCAGGACTTCGGGCGCAGTCGGGGGATGACCAACTTCAACGAACCCGGTGATCTCACCGGCCTGCTCATCAGCGCTGCCCGCAACGTGCTTGCCGGGCGCGAACCTGACGAGCCTGAGATCGGACAGGCAGTACCCGCTCCTGAAGCGCCGACACCTGCCGAAAGTGCTCCGGCACCCTCTCCCTCTCTAGGGGTGCCGGAGCACGAACACACCTACAACAAGAGCGGCTCCTGCACCTTCGAAGGGTGCGACAAGGAAGAACCGTTCTAGACCCTCCTGAAAGGAGCTACACATCATGCCGACCATCTGGGAAGACCCTCCCGAGAAGTTCTCCTTCGTCAAGAAGGCGACCAAGTCCGCACGCCAGCGTCTGATCGAAGACGTCATGGCCAACCCCGGCCGCTGGGCACGCTTCGGCGTGACCGACTCCCACTCCCGCGCTGGCGGTCTCGTGGCCGGACTCGGCAAGAAGGGGTTCGTCGTCGCCACTCGCCTGCTGGGTGACGGCCCGAACAAGGGCAAGGTGGGAGTCTGGATCAAGTACGACCCCGCCGAAGCCGAAGTCAAGCGCACGGCGTTCCAGGCCCGCAAGGCCGCACGCGCCAACGGCGAGGCCACCCCGACCACGGCCACCCCGGCTCAGCCGTACGCCTTCCAGTCATGAGCATCACGGTCGTCGCTCAGTTCTCCGACGATCCCGAACTGCGGTACTCAGAAGGGGGAAGCCCCATCTGTTCCTTCCGCATCGGGGAGCGACGTCAGGAAGGCCGAGGCCAAGACGCCCTCGTCGAGTGGACCAACTACAACTGTGAAGCCCGCGGCGACCTGGCCGAGAACATCGGCGCATCCGCCGCGAAGGGTGACAGGTTCCTGTTCACCGGAGAGATGCGTATCCGGACCTGGGAGAACCAGGAAGGCAAGAAGCGAGAGAGCCTCTACTTCCTGGTCACCGACGCAGGTCCGGCCCTGCGCTTCGCCACCTGCGAAGTCACCAAGAACCCGAAGAAGCAGTCATGAACCGCGTCGTCCTCGAAGGCGGCGAGGTCATTCTCAACGTCCACCCGAAGTACCGCTGCAAGGGGACGTGCTGCATCCACCGCCGCACCAACCACCACATGCGGTCGTTTCCTCAGCATTTCCGGGAAGACCGCGGATTCATGGAGCGCACCTGTCCGCATGGTGTCGGCCACCCCGATCCTGACGACCCGTTCGCTGACCCGATCCACGGATGCGACGGCTGTTGCGCTCCGAAGGGGACCTGATGGACACCTACTTCTCTGTCGACGTCGAGACCACCCACAACGGCATCCCCGCTCGCGGAGTGCTGTTGACGTTCGGCGCATGGCCGATCCTGTGGCAGCCCGGCGCTGATCCTGTCATCGGTGAACCGTTCTACGCTCGCGTCGACCGGTCTGCGTGGCTGGGTCTGTTCGGCTGGTACGACAACAGGGCCACGAGCGACACCTACCGCTGGTGGGTGGACCAAGACCCCGTCGTCGTCGACGAAGCATGGCGGGACCGCAGTCTGTTCCGCCTGTCCCCCAACGACGCCGCGCAGGAGTTCGTCAACTGGGTGAAGGCCCACACGCAGGGGGAGGCGTACTTCGTCGCCAACCCGGTGTCATTCGACAAGCCGTGGATCGACGACTTCCTCGACACCTCCGGGTTGGAGACCCCGTTCCACTACCGCTCGGTCTGCCTGCGCTCGATGCGCTTCGGATCGAACATCGCCAAAGGGTTCGGGGGGGCGCGCGACCACCACAAGCCGGTCCTGCCTCATCACGCCCTGCATGACGCCTACGCCCAGGCGCTCGACTTCTGCGAGATGCTCGGCCCGGTTCAACGACAACACCCTGACGCGATCGAAGACCACTTCGACCAACTCGACTGGCTGCGCGAGCAGCGTGAGAACGATGTCTGACTTCTTCAAGCCCTTCGTCTGGCGCGTAGCGGAAGATGAACGCTGGATCGAAGCCGAGACGAGCGATGTGTTCGTCAGGTTCCGTTGCCGCAAGGTCGGGACGTTCAAGAACTTCGACCTGTACGAGATGCCCGCCGACGGGATGGTGGTGTTCGCTGTCAACCAGGGCAACCTCGCAGACACCTACTTCGCGCCCAGCTTCGGTGCGCTCGCAACTCTGTTGGAGCAGCTGTGAGAAAGCCGCCCGCATCCTGGCAGCGGCTGATCGCCGTGTCCATGCAACTCGTCGACTCGCACGACCGCACGGCCTCAGTCGTCATCGAGACCGTCCCGCCGGAAACGGATTACCGCAAGGTGTTGTCCATCCAGAACGCCTGGCTGAACAAGTACCACCGGCGACAGCACGCGGGCTGATCCCGTTCCCGTATCGCATCCGCCGCCACCGCGCTGACGACGGCAGTTACATCATCGAAGCCGCACTCGACCTGAGCGGCCCCATCGAGGAAGCAATGGTGCTATGGCCGGACGAGATGTAACCCCGATCCAGACCCAGTTCGAACGCGTCACCGACGCCCGCGACCTTCTCGATCAGATGCTCGCTGACTGTTCGACTGCGACCGAACTGATCGACGCCAGCACGAGTGCCGCAGAACTGCTGGACCGGATGAAGATCGTGTCGAGCAGCATCGACGGCAAGCTGCGCGCACTCGCGGCCAGCGGGCCAGTGTCACCGAGACCGGGACGCTACGCCTGGGTGAAGAACCGAAGCGCAAGATGCGCCCACAGGGCAAGGTGCTCGTGCGGCGGCGTATCGCTGATCTAGCCAAGGCTCGCTCCCAGGGGAACTCTCCGAGGCGCTGATCCTTGCCATCGAGCTGACCGAACGGGCGTACGCGTCACCGTCGACCAACCCGAAGTGGGGAGTCCTACAGGACTCGGCTTCCACTCCTGGGACGAGGTGCCGACACCGAAACGGTAGTCAAAGGGGCCGTGTTCGAACCAAGAAAGGAGGAAAGTGACATGGCAACAACGACGCCAGAAGCGTCGACGACAGACGTTGTGCTGGACCCTCGGTCTCTGCTCGTTCGCGCTCGTAACGGTCTTATGGCCCGGCCCCGGATTCCTGGCCCTCGGCGTCCTCCTCGTAGCCGATGTGAGCGGAGCGTTCTCGCGCTCCTCTTCGACGTCCAACCTCTCCTCGACAAGATCGAGGCGGACTCGGACCTCCAACGGTCGGCGATCTCGGGTGTGACCCGACGGTCCTCGCTCGGTGGCGCAAGACGGGGATGAGGATCGAGATGGCTGAACAGTGGGCGGAACGCCTCGGCTTCTTCCCCTTCGAAATCTGGCCCGACTACCACCTTCGCATCGACGCGATCTACCGAGAGGCAGTGAATGATGGCACGCACCGAGTCCAGAACGCCAACGACGCCGTGATCGTCGCGGCTGACGCGTGGTACCAGTGGTACGCGGCCATCGCGTCGGTCGGACCCAGCGCGCAGCCGGACTCCTGGCTGGTTCTGAGGGATGCCGTCGAACGTCGACGGACTGCTGTCTCCCGCCAGAACCTCTCGGAACGTTCGGTGTACCTGCGCACCGACGCCACCGAGTCCGAACGGGACGCCGCCCGCCGGGCGATGATCTCGCGGCCGGATGGCGGCAGTGCATCTACAAGATCATCCAGGTCTACACCGCCAAGTACGGAGGCATCTCCGACCAAGGCCTCGAAGACTTCTGCACCGGACGACGCGGCACGACCCGCAACATGGAGGTGCGTGCGGCCGACGGCTCCCTCATCGTCCCCATCCTCATCCCTGACCGGCCAATCAAGCATCAGACGATCTCGTCGGCACGCAAGAGCCTGGTGGACGCCGGGCTGGTCGAGTGGAGCGGCGGCTACAACGTCGCAGCCGCGCAGCGCGGCAAGCACATGATCTGGAAGACGACGAGGTGGACGCCATGAACAACCAACAATTGAAGGGCTGCGTCGCGACACTCGACGTGCGCCTCTGGGCGTTGAAGCAGGCACTGGACGAGATGCCTCAGCGGACCCCCGACGTCGAGTTCCAGTTCGACCGCGTACGCCGCGGCTTCGAGAAGCTGGCTCGAACCGTCGAGGTTGTGACGTCGGAGCGACCATGAGCCTCGATGAACAAGACGCCGCCGACGTTGCAGAGATGGAAGTGACTGGCGAGAACGGCCCGTTTGTCGTCATCGTCACCTACCCTCCCGACTTCTCGACGAAGGCATGGGGTTCATTCGCCTCTGCACCGGAAGCAATCGAATGGGGCGAAGATCACTGTGGCACGCTCAACCGGATGTATTCGGCTGTCCACATCGCCACAGCCGCCAGCTACGCGCTCTACGCGTTGCGTGACCCCGAAGGACTTTGACCCATGTCAGACAACAACCTCTACACATTCACCCCGAAGAAATGCACCGCTTCTCTGAACACGCTGCCCGAGGTGGGAAGTTCGTGATCATCGGCCGCGCCATCATGTCCGGCAGCACCCGAGCGTGCGGCCCGTACACCCTCGACGAAGCCTTCGACAATCTCGCTGAGATATCTACACGCCTCAGTCAGAGCGCCCCGGCACCGGACGGAACCGCCATCCTCTCCCACTTCATCTTCGAACTGATCCCGTTCGAAACCGACATGGAGGTCGTGTGATGAAGTGCGACGTCGGACCCTGTCGCCGCGAGGCCAGGTGTTCGTCACCTTCACCGCTTCCGGAGCAACCACCCCCTACTGCGACTGGCACGCCTACGACCGCCAGGGCAATCTGCGGTGGTCTTCGGAGGCGGTGGCTGCAACGGAGCGCATCTCGTAATGTCGAACGAACGGGAGTTCCAGAACGCTGTCGTTGAAGCCTTACAGCTTCACCTGTACCTAGTGAACCACAACCCGACGTCGGCCACGACAGCCGGGTTCCGCACGGTGCTCGACTATGACGCGCGGGGTTCTTCGACATCGTCGCCATGCGCCCGAGGCTCCTGTGATCGCCCTCGAACTGAAGGACGGTTCCAGACTGTCCTCAGATCAGAAGGACTGGCAGGAGCGGGGCGCGGGGATGGCAGGTACGCCTCCGTGCTCACGCCGCGTCAGATGCCAGCGTTCCTCGCTCACCTCGACGCGATCGACGAGCAGTATCCCGTCCCGCGAGGGTGGAAGGCCACCCTCACTTCCCGTTCGATGCGCCGCGGACTGAAGCGGCTCAACACCCAGGTCACCACCGGGGCCAAGAGCGCACCTGATGCTCGCCCCACGCCCATCGGCTCTGCCGTCACCGTCCAACTCCGGGACCCAGGTGTTCATCCTGCGAGGCGTCAACACCGACAGGTCATACACGGTCTATGGGCCGATGGCCTGGACGGGGTGAAGTGGGTTCCCCACCCGAAGTCACGCAAGCGCGTCTGCTTCCGTTCGATTCCCGCCACGTCCGTCTTGAAACTTGCCAAGGAATCCAGTGAGCCGCGCCAAGATGGACCGAGAGGTCCGGGCAGAGGCATCTACGGGATCGCCTCTGGCGGGCTGCGGGAGATGGGGATGTGTTCCTCGTCGCCACCGAGACGAGCGCTCGTGAGCGGCTGACCAAGTTCTTCCACGAGTATCTCTACCCGACCTCCCCGGTCGGGACCCTGGTGCGTTGCGGCTACGTCGACGTGGACCAGGCGCGCACCCTGTTGGAGTCCGTCGCTGACCAGATGAATGGTTGGGCCGGGACTGTCCACGGCGAATGCCTCGACGTCTCCGTGACGGTCGAAGGTTCGCCACCCTGCGAGTCGGCATCTTCAAGTGCTGGTTCGGCCAGACCCAGCCATGCCAACCGGGCCGAACTCGTACTGGATTCCACCCCAAGTCCGCCTGCACCGCGGCGCAGAGCGCCAGCTGGACATTGCCGAGAGACGACGAAGCGATGAGACCCTGGAACGACTTCACGAAGCTGCGTCCGATCGAGTTCGCCGTGCCCACGCTCGCCGTTCACGACCTGCTGTCCTACCGACTTCGGAATGGACGACGAGTGGGCGATGGCCGCACGCGAATCGTTGCTCCACGAACGGTCGTCGAAGAAGGTGGTCGACGTCGAACTCCATCTACACCCCGAGTCACTGTGGCGATGGGCCGCTGGCTGAGGTCGCACTATCCGCGTCGCGACGCGCAGGACGCCCCGACCCGACGGCTCAACCGTGTCGGACAGAACGCACTGAACGCTGCTGCGAGCTGGCAACAGCACGCATGGGTTCAACGGCAAGGCGCTGCGCGGCTCACACGCCGACGTCCAGCTGCCCGCTGGACCGACGGGTTCTTCCTCGCTGCATTCAGCGGGGCACCCCGTTCGACCTGTCATCCTCGTCGCCGAAGTGGCGAGGGGGCAATGGGTCGATCACCCGATTCCGGATCGAGGAGGTCCATGGACGAAGTGAAAACCACAGACGCTGTTACCAACGGCGCTGGCGCCCAATGCCGGAGACGCAGACAACGCCAACAAACCTCCGCCGCCGTCGCCTCGCCACCCGCGCGCTGCGCTGGGTGCGCGAGAACCGACCCGACGTGATCGAACTTCTAGAGCAAGAAATGAACGATGGACAAGACTGACGCTCTCGCCCGTAAGAGTCTGATCTCCCAACTCCGCGAGGCGGCGTGGGAGAGCCTGCCCCGGAAGAGGCGATCAAGGCGATCGAACTCGAAACCTCGACCGACTTCGAGCGCCTCATCACATGGCCGATTGACCCAGCGACACATCGACAAGGTTCTCTGGCACGGCCGCACGAAACTGAGCTGGCGTCGTCGCCATGACGGGACGCATCCCACCGGCGCGCCGACCGAAGAAGCGATTGATGAAGAACGAGGGCCTCGGACCCATTGTCTCTGGGGACGTCATCAACCGCACCGTCGAACACCTCAACCACCGCTCAACGATTAAGGCTGTTGCAGCTTCTCGTCCACGTCGTCAACAACATGCACGACCCATTACGGGTGGCGCTCGGCGAAGCTCCCGTCATCTGCCTCACCGAAGCGCAAACGATGGCTCTGTGGTTCTCTGAGCACCGAGCACATCACACCCCTCCGGCGTTCGTGGATGGGCTGTTCGTGATGTTCAACAGCCCGATCAGGTTTGTCACCGACGCCGAAGGGCGCGCCTGTTGACCGTAACTCGAAGACGAACTCCCTGAGTTCGAGGACGACGAAGACGCTGATCTCGATCTGCTCGGCGTCCTGTACCACGGCCCAGGCGCAGACACCTGCACCCTGCTGACTCGGTCGACCTTGCACAATCGACCAGCGCTGGTGACCAACATCAGCCTCACGACGTTGGTCGACAGTGGCGATGGCACGATGTCAGCCACAGCGCGTGCCGCCAAGATGCTGCTGTCCGACGATGGCCGTGGGTACGTGGCGCTTCGGGCTGGAGACGGAGACCCCTGTCGACCTGGTCCCCGACCGCGCCGAACGTTCGGCGACGGGATCGAGCGATTGCCAAGCGTGAACGCACACCTTCACAGGTGACCGTGCGCTACCTGCGGGACCGGACCGGTCGATCAAGATGCGCTCCGAACGCAAAGACCGGTCGCACCGTCGCGCCCCACCTGCGCATCGGTCACTTCCGCGACATGCGGACCGGTTCCATGTCGCTTGCCATGGCGCAGCGCTCCCCCGTCCACGTCTACATCCCGCCGTGCATCGTCAAAACGGCCACCTCGGGACCCCGAAGGAGATTGGTCGTCTACATGGAGAGGCGGTCGAGGTCCTCGGGCATCTCGGTCCTGCGGAGAACCATTCTTCGATCATCTCGTAACGGTCCGGCTCGTTGAACTCGCGTCCCAGTAGGGCGCGACGGGCGACGGGAGTCATCCGTCTTGTGGGCATGACCACTTCCGCAAACGGCAGGTTGGAACCACCCAGAGCCAGGGTGCGGAACCCCAGCGCGGGCGGCGTCCACCTGGTCGTCGTGGCGTCCAGCGAGGAACACGCGATGTTCTTCGACGAACGCTTCGACGTCCCAGGGTGCCGTCACGCTACCAGGTAGACCAACCCGTTGCCTTGATGGGCGGCGTACCCGGCGGCTCGCACGTCCTTCTTGCCCGACACTGGTTCCGGCGTGAAGCGGTAGCCCATCAGCTTCTTGGCGAAGATCGTCGAGTTCGACTTGCCGGACGCACCCTTCTCTTCTTCCATCGCGATGATCGTGTCGAACCCGTCCTGATCGGCGGTGAGCATCACCAAGTTCTGCACTCCCGCCGGATCGAGGCGGTCGCGCACCACGTTCAGCACGTACACCTCGCCGTTGAACCGAGACCATCAGCACGCCGACCGTGTAGTCGCCCTTGCGCAGTGAGGCGGAGAGGTTCCCAGGCCCGCACCCTGAACATGATCTGTTCAGGGCGGACCATTTCCCACGTACCGCCACCGGTCGACCTTGAACGACCCGCCCTCCTTCGGCGTCGGGTTCTGCTGCCACAACGCCTCCCACGACTTTGCTGCCCACGATTCTCGGCCAGCGTGCGTACCTGGGTCAGCTGCTTCAAACCCGTACGCTGAGGCCACAGCGGCTCGCTTCCTTGCGCCCGAGTCTCAGTCCCGCCAGTCCCTGCGGAACGCCTCGTACCACTCGTCCAGCATCTCTGAACGCCACTGATCGACCATTCCTCGACCGTCTCGGCCCACCCATCGGGTGGAGAAGGAGGATCGCCGAACTCGACGTCGTCGGGTGGTGGTGGGCATCAGCGAGAGCGGGAAACGCACGATCTCCCAGTCATCCATCCACCGCATCCAGCCCATCGGGGTCTTCGACGTGGTGGCAGATGCGCCCGGCCAGATCGTCTTCACGCCACCTGCGCTTGGGCGAGGATCATCAGCCCGCCCGGTTCGAGACGGTTGCGCAGCGTCTCGTAGTACCAGACCTCCTGGTTGTTCATCTCGGTGGGAGAGTCGGCCTGGTCGGGTCCTTGATCGTGTCGTCGATGATGATGACGTGCGCGCCTTCACTGTGATCATGTCCGCCGATGCCGACGCAACGCAACTCGGAGCCGTTCGTCAGCCCCCAGAACGCTCAGCCTCTTGTCCTTCTCAACGGTGCAGCCGAACAGCGACGTGTGCCCACTCCCGCGCCAGGTCCATCGCCGCCTTCCCCCAGCGTCGAGCGCGGTCATCGGAGTAGGTGACGAACAGCACCTTGATCCCCGGGAACACGCCCATCAGCCACGGTGCCAGGTAGCGGGCGAGGAAGAACGACTTGCCGTGGCGCACCGGGACGACACGGCCAGGAACTGCCATGTCGCCAGCGGGCCATCGACTGTGGGTGGCCGATGCGGAACTTGTCCAACACCCGGTCGGCCATGTAGTTCAGGTGTGGTGCGCGCACGTGCTGGCCGCGGCTCGTGTACTCCATGAAGGTGATCGGAGACCCGATGATCTCAGCTTCGCCTTCAGTTCCGGGTCTAATCCGTGGTGGTCAGGAAGAATCTCCGTCATCAATCACTTCTGCGTCGATGATCTCGGGGAGTTCGTGAAGTCGTTCAGTCTGTGACGGGGCCTGGTCGCTCATCAGTAGTTCCTTGACGACGTTGACGGTCCAGCTGCGCCACCTGCACGGTCGGGGTCTGCCGTCCGGGCCTGGGCGACGGACTGTGTCGCCAGTTCCGGCGCGCCGCGTCGGTAGAACATTCGGCCGCGCGCATGTCGCCAGTCACAACGCCCGCTCGTACACGACACGGTGGACGCTTCGACCATCAGCATGAACGCCTCTTCGTACGACGCCTTGAAGTCGCGCGTCGGAGTCGCAAGCATGGCGTCGATGGTACTCGCACCGACCAGCCCAGCTTCTTCGCCGCCTCCGCCTCGGGGATGCCCTTGGCGATCAAGCGCAGTAGGCGTCCTGCATCGTGAAGTCGACAAGGGCGGTGCTCACCGCGGAGCCTCCAAGCCTGATCTTCCATCCATGCCAGGAACTCATCCGGCTCGCCAGACCATCGTCCACTCCGACCCGATCACTTCGCGGGGGCCGGGAGACGACCCAACGGACATACCGCCACACTGTCGAACGGGACAGGCCTATGACCTCCGCGATCTTGGCGCTCCCCCACAGTTCAATTCGTCGCAACGGTGGTGCTCACAGCACCAACTTACTGATCTTCGTCCCCGACATGGTAAGCCTATCCCCGAGCATCTGACTGGGGGGACCTCACCATCTCTTCGTCGACGAGCGTCGACTAGGTCGAGCACGAGGTCTTCGTCGAAGTCCGGTTCAGGCACCACAGCCTGGGGCTTCGGGGCGGGGGGATCGGTCGGGCGGCGGCGCGGACGGGGCGCCTGGAGCGGCACGGTCGAGGCGTTCGAGGATTTCTCCGGCGGCATCCAGTTCGGAGGCGTAACCCCGTTCGACCAGCGTCCGGCCCCACCGTTCGGGGCACTTCGCGGTCGTCGCCCGGACGCATCCGGTTGCCGCGTCCGTCCGTGACATTGATGTGGCCTTGACCCGCATGATGAGTTCTCCGATCAGGTGAGGGAACCGCTCTCTAGTTCGAACCGTGTGCCGATCAGATACCCGCCCACGTCCCCATGTCTTCGGGATACTCGAAGGCGTACGCCCGCGCACCAAACACGCGGTGCGGGCAGCGCGAACGGCACACGCCGACAGCCTTGCCCGTTCCCAATCGCCATCGAGGCCAGCGCTTGTCGGAGTACCACCACTGAGGGCTGACGTCTGGACCGAGACACGGCCGCTCCACACGCTTCAGGTACACCCGGACCGGCGTGAGCGCCGTGTCGTCGTGGAGGGGCGTCGTCAGAACCGGATCGGCGCATATTGTAAGAACATGCCCGTTCTTTCCCAGGTGTACTCGCCGCCCTTGACACAGCGTTCATGGCGCAGGTCGTGTCGAAGACAAAGTCACCAAGCCGATCCGCGACTGGGTGTACCGCCAGGGGTGGAAGCCGGGACGCGTGTGGGCTGAGAGCCAGGAAGGCGACCCGATCCGTTCAACGGGGCCAAAGCGCAACCCGTTCTGGAAGTTCCTCGAAGGCGTCGTCGAGTGCTACCGCTGCTCCGGCGTGTGGCTGTCGATTCTGGCGACGTTCATGGTGCAGGCACGCTGGCCGTGGACGGGCGGATGGAACGGAATACGCGAGTTCGTCGTCGTCATGTTCGCCGCTTCGATCACCCAGTTCGCACTGATGACCTTCGTCTACAACGCCCAGAACGAACCCGACATGCTCGAAGACGTCGCCCAGGAACTGAAGCAACCCCTCGTAACCCAGAACTACTACACGCGCCCGGTGACCCTCGATGACGAAGACACTGACTGACGCCGTCCGATCCAAGGCGATCGTCTCCGACGCCTGGGAGACGATCAAGCGTCGGTACAACGCATCACCGGCATGGGCCCTACATGGGTGTCGTGTCGATCGTCGATCGCCTGCTCGCCGAACGTCCGTCCCTCGACGGGCGGGATGTGGCAGATGCGATCGTCCTGTGCCGCGAGTTGGGGGAGACGACGACCGCCTCTACCATCCGGCACAACCTCGACCGTGTCGCCAAAGGCCACGGTCGAAACGGTAGCTACACCTAACCAGGAGTCCCCTCATGCCTGAACGTGTTCCCCCTTTCGACATGGAAGCTGAACGCTCCGTTGTCGGCGCGATGTTGCTCGACCGCCAGGCGCGTCGTTCGGCCTTGGCCATGTGCAACCCGGCCGACTTCGCCTCGCCGCTGTGGCGCGATGCGGCAGCAGCGATGGTGCAAATGGATTCGACCGGTGAGGTGATCGACGCGATCTCTGTCGCGGCGGAATTGCGTCACCATGACGGAGAAGTGACAGCCCTCACCCAGCTGCTCGAAGCGCAGAACGCGTGCCCGGCGATCTCTCATGCCGAGCGGTACGCCGAGATCGTGCAGAACTGCGCGGCACGGCGGCGGCTGATCACCCTCGCCGTTGAACTGTCCGAGATGGGCTACGCCAACTCGAACGTCTCGGAGATGCTCGACTTCGCCAAGCGGCGGTTGACCGAAACCTCGTTGCTCACGCCGGACGATCCGTTCGACGAACTGACCACGTTCGACCAGTTCCGCCAGCGGGTCTCAGACACTCCGCCGGAGTGGGCGATCGAAAACGTGCTGGCCGTCAGGGAACGGTGTCTGATCGTCGCTCCTGAAGGTGCTGGCAAGGGAGTGTTGATGCGGCAGATCGCGTCGGCGATCGGAGCGGGGCTTCATCCGTTCACGCAGCGCCCCCACCCGCGCCTTCCCGTCCTGTACCTCGACTTGGAGAACCCCGAACGCGTCGTGGCTGACCAGATCAATATGTCGTTCGAAGGCGGATCACATCTGATCGGCGATCCCGCGGCCGTCGACGCGTGGATGCTGCACCGGGAAGCCGGGATGAACCTGCGTACCACCGCCGATCAGGTCTACCTGGAACGAGCGATGCAGATCGTCAAGCCCAAGATTCTGTGCATCGGCCCGATCTACAAGGCGGCGCAGAAACGCTCGATGGAAGGCTGGGAGGAAGCCGCCGTTGATCTGCTGCGGGTCCTCGACGACTTCCGCGTCCGGTTCAACTGCGCGCTGATCATGGAGCACCATGCCCCTCGCGGTTCAGGCATCCGAGAGTTGGTGCCGTTCGGTTCGACCGCATGGCAGCGCTGGCCGGAGTTCGGTTTGAAACTCGAACCCGACGGCGCTGACCGACAGGGCCGTCCGCTGGCTCTGAACATCGGCCGCTTCCGTGGCGACCGCACCGACGGGCAGTGGCCCGACCGGCTTGTGCGCGGCGAAGGCCGCAACCTGCCGTGGATTCCCCAACTGCGACCCCGCTGAAAGTAGGTTCCTACCGTGGCAAAGCTGAGTGATCAGACCGTGTGGCTCGACCGGCGCACAGTGGCGACCCACGCCACTGTCGACGTGGACGGCGACACCGTGACCGTGTCATCTCCGAGCGGGATGACGTGGACGTACGAGATCGTCGAGCAGGTCCGTGAGTTGATGGCATGGGACGTTGACCGAGATGGACGCCGGGTGCGTCTTGTCGCCCAGAACGACTGCGGGTGTGGCGGTGGACCGAAGCGGTACCGCCCAGACGAGACCTACTCCGGCGCACTACCGGTGCGGTGACGCGCAACCGCTCCGACCCTGGCCCTCGCCAACACAGGATCGGAGCGGTGCAACCCCCACTCTAGATGTTCGTCACGCACCCCACGGTGAGCCGAAGGGTGCGCCAGGAGCGCAGTCGGTGTGGTGGTGGAACGGCGCGACGTGCGTCTGCGCTGTCAGCTGCTTCGGCGTGTTGCGTGCGGCAGTCCACGAGACGTCTCTGCGGTAGACGTAGCCGGGGAAGATCAGCTTCCCTGACGGATACTTCAGGTTGCCGAGCACCATCGTCACCAGCCGGTCGCGACCGCGGAACGTGAAGTCGCGGGTCTGCGTCACGCCGTCGATCTCCTGCTGCATGGTCATCTTCACTGCCGGGAACCACTGAGCGCGTTCGTACAGGTAGTCCCAGTTCTGGTCGAGCATCAGGATTTCATCCGGCTCGATGATCCGGTCCTTGTCCTGATCGCCCATGTCGTCTCCGGCTACGCCGAGCGCGTGACGTGACAGCGACGAGGTGCCGACCTGATTGCGGTTGACCGCACCTTCCCAGCCGAGCGAGCGGCGGTACTTCGCTTCCAAGACGTCGGACAGCCGCTGTCCTTCGCGGGTGAGACCGATCGAGTTCACGCGCACCTGTGGACGCAGGTACTGGTTGTGACCCTTGACGATCGCTGGGCCACCCGGCTTGATGTTCGTCGTCGTCAACGAGCACGGCTTCCAGCTGCGACCGTCGAGACCGAACACGCGCCAGTCGATGTCGTTCATCGTGAAGATGTCCAACTTGCCAGTGCGCGGGAGTCCCGCGGCCTCCTGGAAGACGGCTTCGGCGTTGACGGTCTGCGGTCCGCGTTGACCGTCAACGGTGAGCGGCTTCAGCCTGCCCCTGCTGTCCTTGACGGGCGGGCCTCCGAGGTCGACGTACTCCTGCTGGAAGCACCACACGGCGTCGTCGTACTTCGAGGACTGTTCGGCACGTTCCAGCTTGAACATCAGGTCGATGTCAGAGGCGGTGGTAGTTGAGTATTTGGTCGGCGAGTATCCCATCGCCCCAGAGTATGACACTCAGCCGTGGCAGTACGGCTTCTTCCACTGACACCATCCGCCTCCGGTGCGCAGGGCGCGTTCGAACGCGGCGACAGCGGATGGCCATGAGATGTTGTGAAGGTAAGGGGGACCGGTCGTGTCGGTGCGCCACTGCTTCATCCGCCCGTAGTAGTTGATCCCGAACGCTCCATACGACAGGTCGCGCGTCGAGGGCCGGTCGACGATGATCCCGATGCGGCATCCAGACTCGCGCTTGCAGATCGCAACGGCCCCGCGCAGTCTCTGATGCGCTGAACCCATGCGCCTTCAAGAAGATCGCCGCGATGAGCGGAGCGGAGGACGGGTTGGCGAGTTCAGCACGGGGTGCGCGGCCCGACCTTCCCGTCTCGGAGGAGGCCCTGTTGGGCTTGGAACATCTGGACCGCATGGCGCGTGTCTTCGCCGAACTGACCGTCGACGTTGACGCGGAAGTCGGCGCGACATCTTGCCGTTGAGGCGTAGCCGCCGCAGACGGTGACGTCGCGGGAGTTGAGCAGCCGCTGTAGGGCGCTGACGGCTGGGACCGGTGTCGCCGTAGCTCAGCTCGTCGTTCGTCGCCTCTGCGGGTTTCGTGGGGGTGAATGCGACCGCAGCAAGGACGGCCACTACCCACCAGCAATGCTCGTTTCATGTGAAGATGTTACGAAACCGTTACGGACTGGGGGTGGATTGACGATCTCGCGGCCCCCCTGGCTCAGCGAGGATTGCCAGCAACTCTTCACGGTTGGCTTCCGCCCCGGCGGGAAGACTCGTCGGTCCCATGATCCCGGCGCGCGGCGCGTAGGCAGCGGCCACCTTCACCCGGCGGGCCAGTCGTTCAGCTTCGAGATAGGCGGCGGACTTCATGTCCTTGTCGGTGGCAGGCGGATGCCACAGGTGCAGTGCTGGGCCGGGAACGCGCGGTGCTTCGCCGCAGAGCACATTCGCCGCCAGCCAGAAGCACCGATCCTCGAACCCCCAGGACGTGAACCGCTCGTCGTAGCCTCCTGTCGCTTCCCACACGGCCTTAGTGATCGCCATTGCCCCCGACGCGTGACGCCGCGACTCAGGTCGCAGTGATCGCAGTCGCGGATGGAACTGGTTGGGCTGGCTCCAGCGCATCAACCGCCGCGTCTCGTCTCGCTGGAACCGGACGTAGTTGTCGAAGGCCAGCACCAACTGATCCCGTTCCTTGGCGAGACTGGCTGCCGCCCAGAACTGTTCAGGCATGACAAACGTGTCGGCATCGGCGACGAACACGACCTCGGGTCCGTAACTGAAGGCCATGCTGATCGCACGGTTGCGCATCACCGACCGGTTCAAAGTGTCAGCCCGGCCGGTCACCACTGGGACCGACATGGCTCGCTCCCACCAGTTGACCGTCCACTCGTAGGCGCTGTTGCGATGCACGTCCGCCGGGGCGTAGGGGACGGCGACCACCACGTCGAGCCGTTCCGCCACGAATCGGCCTATGAACTGCACCCAGTCGCGGGGGGTGTCGATGTCGTCGGTCCAGTCGTCGATGTGGGTCTGGTGCGGCAGCCGCGCTACCAGCGCCCCGTTGTTCATCCTCTCCGCCCCCACCCCGTTAACGGCTGCGAGGACGTGGCGCATCTTCACGTTGCGCAGCATGTGGGTGGCTTCCAGGTGGTCGAGGCGCGTTGCGATCGTCAGCAGCCGCTCATGGACGGCTTGGAGCGGTGGAATCCACACGGCGAACGTCTCGTCATGGGCGTGACCGGTGAGCACCGAAGGACCGGGCCGTCGGAAGAAGTGGGTGTCCACGCCGTCGTGCCCGACGATGGCGTCGAAGCACTCTCCCGAGTACCAGACGTCGCCGAACAGTAGAACGGTTGGTTCGTCCAGAGACCACAGATGGGCGGTGGCGATCAGCTTCGCCATGTCCGAGCCGACCGGGCGCGGCTCGTCGAGCCTCACCCACTCCGAGAACTCGATGCGGTAGCGCTCGTCCGGGCCGATCACCGTTGATTCGATGCCGCGGGCGTGGCAGTGGGTCGCGACATGCGAGACCAGGGGCTTGCCGCCCACCTTCACGAAGTGTTTCGGAGCACCCAGGAAGGGCTTGCCGTCGACGTCCCAGCGTGCTCCTGATCCTTGGCAGAGGATCAGAGCCTTCACAGGATCGGTTCGATCTCGCCTGCAATCAGAATCTCGTACGCCTCGATTGCAGCCTGGCGGTTCATGCCGGGGAGGCGGTGCCAGCGAGACCCGCCGTGGGCGGCGAGCACCTCGCGACGATCGCCGTTGCCCCGATCCTTCGGATGCTGCTCGAACACGTCCAACGCCAGGGCCACGGCGTCGATGTAGTCCATCCGTCGCAGCTGGTAAGGGATGTGCTGGGCGATCTTGTTGATCAGGTCGTAGCGCTCGCGTTCGGCCTCGGGGACTGCCGCCACGCCGGTCATCGGGCTGCCCGCTTCACTTCGATGCGGCGCATCTTCGGCTCCTTGCCAACCTCTGACGGGGGGAAGTATTCGACGGTGATCAGCTCATCGTCGACGATCACGCGGTTCACCATCGACCCCGGTTCGCCGACCTGGTTGAGAATCTGATCGGCGATCCGGCGGTGTTGAGGGTCTTCCGCATACGAGTCCGCGGTGATCGTGCCGCGGAACGGTTCCTTGCTCATACGCCAACAGTACCCAGAGGTTCAGGCTGTCAGGAGTATCTGGTTGTCATTCGCCCGCGCACGACGACCAGGATGCGGTCACCAGCAGCGAGGGCGACAGGCACCGTGCCGGACGTCGCCGCTTCGGTGACGCGGGCGACCGCGCCGAGCGTCGGGTCGTACTGGATGCCGTACAGGTCGACGCGGCTCGTCGTGCCCATCCGGCCGCGCAGCGGGTAGTCGTTGACCCCCGTGTCGATCGCTTTGGCGGTGATGTCGAACTCGTCGGTCGACGCCAACGCGACCGGCAGTGTCACCCCGATCAGCCCGGTCGGCGCGCCGGAGAGCGTGATGAACTGCTTGAACTCGATCATCCCGTTCGTGCGCTGGTAGTAGCCGGACTGGGCGCTCGCCGCGATGTTCGTCAGCGCGGCAGCGTTGTACGTCACGATCGGCTCCGACATGATCACCCAGCCGGTGCCGTCGTAGAGCATCTCGCGGCCGGTGTCCGACTCGAACACGAGCAGCCCGGTGAACAGGTTGCCTGCCGACAGTGCGGCGCGTTCGGCGGCGGTGTAGATGCGGCGGATCGCGCGCGGGAAGAAGTACCGGCCGAGTGAACAGTCGAAGAAGGCGAACTCGTGGAGGTCGGCGTCGTAGGTGCGGGCGACAGCGCCCTTGAACTGGAGGGTGTCGTCGGTGGCGATCTCGAACCCGAGACCGGGGCAAGCCTGGCTTGAACAGTGCGGTGCGACCATTGCGGCGAATCCTAACTAATCGGGCCTGACAGCTTCGTTCCACTCCATCTCGACGGCGATCTGCCAAGTGCCTCCGGCGTCCATCGCGAACGGGTTGCGGATGGCGAACAACTCTCCGGGGTTGATGGTGATCGGCTGACCGAAGGCTTCCACGAGGTCGTGGTCGCGTTCGGCGAAGTTCCCAGCGTTGCCGACGTTCGTGAACGGCGACTCGAAGAACGCGTTGGCTTCGTACTGTTCAGCGCCAGCGAAGACCAGCGTCGTAGTGGTGGCGATCCACAGGTGGCCTCCGACGGCCGAACCGAGGTCCGAGTTGGAGCCGGACGAGTATTTGTTCAACGGCTCCAGCCGTGTCCCGTTCGACATCGTATCCGTCCCATATCCGCGGTACAGCGCAAGGGACCGGCGGGTGACGGGAACGGTGAACGCGACGATCGTCGTCCACTGGATGCGCAGTCGTTTGATCTGGACCGGGTTCGTCACGTAGATGGGGACGACCCCGCCGAAGAAGATCGACCCGGCTCCGAGTGCCGCGGGGATGATCCCGGTCGTGGCCGAGATCATAAAGTTGGCAACGCCGCCAGCCGTCGGATTGCCCTGCAAGGTGAACGGAGGATCGAGCGGCGCGGTGAGCACCGATCCGGTGTCTTCAACTTCCAGAACTTCGCCGCTTTCGCCTTGGAACTTCACGGCAGCACAGCCTCATGCCATTCCATGTCGACCGACAGCTGCCAGGTGCCGGTGGCGTCCATCGTCGGATGGTTCGCACAGCGATCAGTTCTCCAGCGTTGAGGATGATCGGACCACAGAACGCGTTCGGGAACTCATAGGTCCGTTCATACGCGCCGCCAGCCGCGCCGACATGCGACAGCGACATCGTCGCCAGCGCATCGGTCTCGAACGTGATGCCTCCGACGCCGAGCGCTGCGGTGGTGCTGTAGCGCACGTCGCCCGTTTGGGCATCGTCGAAATACGAGTCACCGCCTGCGCCGAGAGAATCCTTACGCCACGGCCCCGACGCCTGCGCCGTACCACCCGATGCCGCCGCACCCGAGCCTCGGTAGATGCCGAGTCGACGTCCTGCCGTGACGGGTGTGCCGAATGCGGTGATCGTCGTGTAGACGAGACGGATGCGCTCGATGTGCGCCTTGACCGACCCTGACGACAGGGAGAACCGGGCAACGAACACGGCCCCACCCGCGGTGATACCCGCGGCGAGTGTGCCGGTCATGCCGCCGAACATTCGGCCGTAGCCCCGCGACAGTGGAACGACGCGTACCCCACCGTTCGGTTCGACGTCGGCTTTGTTGCCTGACGGAAACCCCTCTTGGATGATCGGCATTAGACCCACTCCCAGATGACGTTGAACGTGCCGGTCAGACCGAGTTCACGGTTCAGGCCACGAATCGTAAACCCCGTTCCGACAACGATGGATTCAATGGTAAAGGACAGGTAGCCCGACGCGAGGAGATGGGCCTCAGCGTCGTTCTCCGACGTTGAGCCGTTGACCCATGCCCGCACGACAGAGGTGGCGACGATCCCGACCTGGCCAGTGACGACGACCTGCGCCGTTTCGTCACCGCTATTGAAGTCCATCTCGACCGAACCGACATGCGGGTAGGGGCGTCCGACGGACATCGCTTGCAGGTTGCGCACGACGCGCGCCAGGTCTTCGAGCGCGACTGTTCCCGGGTCGACGGAGGTCGCATTGCGGTCACTCACGGCGATTCCGTCCCGACGGGCTGACCTGAGATCGTCGTCTCCCAGCGACCGTCGACCACCGCGAAGCTGACCTCGTTCATTCGCAGATCGCCCGCGTACGGAACGAAGCTGCCCGCCAGATCGACGGTGAGCACCGCGCCGGGAACGAGCATGTCGCGGTCGAGTGGTGCCTTGGCTTGCAGGAGTCACGCTGTTCGGCAGAACCAGGCCGTCTGTGCGCAGGGCGAGGCGCGTCGCGGAGCGGGCGGTGGCGGATGTTTGGTCGACGATGTCCGGTTCGTGTTCGACGAAATCGAGCAGGCCGTACGTCGTCTGTGACGCCCCGTCCTGGGATTGCCCGACGACACCTTCTCCGACAACGGTGACGAAGTTGGCCTGTTCGAGACCCGAACGCTTCACTTCCGCCTTGCCGACGAGGTGGGCCGCGTTGATCACGCCGATCGAGCCGGTTGCGATGTCGACGTTGCCGCAGACGATCGTCGATGTCGGGCCTTCGGTGATCACCGTGTAGTCGATGCCGGTGGTGACGAGTTCGTCGACGAGGTCGGCGATCAGGCGGTACTCGGTCGACAGGTACTCGCGTTCAGCCAGAATCCCGGTCGCCGATGCGGTCAACGCGTAGGCGACAGAGGAGTCCTGGGCGAACCCGTTCGTGATCAAGTCCTGGAAGATGGTTGCGATGTCGACGGGCGTACCGATCGACGTGAAGTCGTCACGCATCAGCCGGAACGCCATCCACTTCATGATGTCGGCGGCTTCGATCCTGCCCGTCCCGTCTGCCTGATCGGTGACGTCGACGATCGGTCCGTACCAGAACCAGTCGAGGTCCCACGACAGCAGTAACGAGTGATACCAGGGGATGATCGACGGACCGTCGTAACACTCGGCGAGCGTCACCGTCGCTTCCGAGACCCCGTTGAGAACGCGTCCACATCGTGAGCCGGGAACAACGTCCTTCGAAAGATCAGCGAGGATGGTGCGCGGTGATTCCCGTGGGACCAGGTACGCGCCCATCAGCCCGCAGCCGAGCGGCCCGGCCATTAGCAGCCTCCGCGCCGAACGAGATCACATCGGATGCGTGGAGGTGAATAGAACTGGCTCGTATCGCCCGTGTTGTAGGCGATGAACGCGGTGGCGAGATCGCTGGCGTCGACTGCCAGCACGAGCGCGAGCGGATCGCCGCACGACAGCAGGCCCCAGTTGATCGCCCCTTCCGAGGCGTCGATGTAGGCGGAGCCCGTCGACTTCGACCCAGTTCGTGTCTTCGTTGGCGAAACGGACCTCGCGTAGCGCGGCGTCGATGATCAGCCGTGAGTTGCCGGGGATCGAAGCGACTGGCAGGAAGAACGCCGGGTTGTCGGGCACGTCGATCGACCCGTCGGCAGGCAGCCAGATTGATCGCTTCAGTGCAGGCCGTGTCGACGTCGGACGTCGCTATCGCGAAGATGACGAACGGGAAGCTGCGTCCGTTGACGTTCGATTCCAGGGTGACGATCGGAGCGCTGCTGTACGTCTTGGCTTCCGACGGGATGGCGCAGCACGAGAACACCGCCGACGCGGAGTCGTTGAAGAACGGTCCGCCGACCCACATCTGGGTCCAGCCGAGACATTGCTCCGGCTTCGAGAACCGGCACGGGTTCCCGGCGAAGAAGCTGACGTGTCCATCGCGCACATACTTCGCCATCCGCGAGTCGAGCGGCTCAGCCACTCCGGGCCTTCACCGAGGCCGACTTCCTTGAACTGCCAGATGCCGTACTCCGGATCATCGTCAGGGGGACAGCAGGAGCGGACCGTCATTGTCTGGAGGTCGCATCCAGCGCACGCCGCCGAAGCCAGTTGCTGTTCCAACCACTGCATCCCATAGTCCAACCCGCAGGTGGAGGTGGCGACGAGCGCGATGTCATAAGTGATCGTGCGGTGGGTGGGAGTGAGTGGCGACAGGATCGACCCTCGCGGGAACGCCCCACGCGGTGTCGTCGTGCGGGCGTTGTGTCGCCCGTCCAACCCGGTCACGGCGTAGACCCACACGCCGAGGAACTCAGACGAGGCGAAGTCGTCAACGTCGTACCAGGGATTGTCGGCAAGGGTCTGGTTGAGGTTGTCCGCGTCGAAGCACGCCGGGAGGCAGGCGAGGAGGGTGGTGAACGGCCCGGTCTCCTGTGTGGGGATCAGGTTGTACGCGGCGCAGTCGCAGTCCTCTTCATCGAGGAAATGGAAGTTCGGCGGGAGCGTCCCAGCGGCGCGTGCCGCCACCATGTTCGCGAGGGTCCGCCCGTTGTTGAAAACCTCGTCGTCGTCGAGCCACAGCATCCCGGCCAGATAGGTCATCAGCGCAGCGCCTTCTTGATCGCCGTCTGGTTGTCGCGTGCGATGCGCTGAGCAACCAGTTCGGGGTCGACACCGAAGATGTTGTTCGTGTTCTGCACCAGGGGCACGTTACGGGCCTGCGCTTCAGCGCGACGGGATTCCTCCGCCGCGATGACGTCGGTGAGGTTCTGGTTGATCTTGTCGAACTGGGCGACAAGATCGTTCACCGGGTTCGCCCCACCCAACCCGAACTGGGCCAGCAGATCACCGATCACTGGCGCGTTGCCCTTGTTCTGAAGCGCTGCTCCGATCAGGGCCTTCTGAAGCTGAGAGAACACGGCGTTCGCCGAAGCGGTGTCCCCTCGCTCCACGTCTCCGACGATCGCGTCGCGCGCCTGAGCGATGATGTTCGCCAGCGTGGAACGGTTCTGCCGCGCCCTCAGCCGTCCCCAGGCTCAGGCCCTTCTTGAAGTCCTTCTTGTTCTTGACGAGTTCAGCGATCCCCGACAGGGCTTGGGCTTGGGCATCGACGATCTGGCGTACATCGTCACCGGACGTCTGCTTCAACGCCGCCGCCAGCTGCTCGCGGATCGCGTCGACCAGCTGCTTGGTGCCGGTGTGTCACTCCTCCGCTGGCGGCTCGCCCGAGGATGACGTTGACGAACTTGGAGATGGCATCTCCGGCCGCGTCCGCCCCTCCTTCATGCCCTTGACGAGACCGTCGATGATGTCCTTGCCGAACTTCTCGAACACTGTCGAAGGCGAGTGGATGCCGAGCAGCCCGGTGAACGTTGTCGACACCGTGTCGGCGAGGGCGGCAGCCGCCTGCGACACCGCTCCACGCGACTGCTCCAACCCCAAAGCCAGCCCCTGGCCGACCTCGTGGCCCTGACCGCTGAGCGAGATGTGCCCGATCGAACCACCCAACAGCAGATCAGGCAAGACCGGACTGACGCAGCAGCGACAGGGCGCGGGCGGGCTTCGTGAGCGGGATGACCGCCTCGGGCTTGTTGCCTTCGGAGATCGAGCGACCTGCGCCTTGGCGAAGATGCCACCTTCCGCCGTCTTGGCGGGCAGGCCGAGACCGGTGGAGAAGTGAACGGACGGCCCCTTGTATGTGATGGACGTGACGTTCAGCTTCGAGTTGATCACCTTCGGGATGCCGAGAATCTCGTTGACGGTCAGGTTGACCGAAGCCGGTCCTCCTTCAGCCGACGACTGATCTCCGCCTTGATGTCCTCCGTACGTTCGGGTTGACCAGAACCTGGTCGATGATCGTCGGCAGCTTCACCTTGCCCAGCAGTTCGGGCGGGATCGCCAACTGAAGCTTGAGACGGATCGAACAGTTCCCCCGAGGCGAGGCCGTCGCGGATCGCCGCACCCAGGTTGGTGCGGAACGCCTCCTCCGCCTTGGAGAAATCTCCGGCAGCGCTGTTCGCCAACTGCTCGTCAAGGATCGAACGGATCGTCTCTTCGGAATGCCCTTCAGCACGCCCGAGATGATGATCTCGTCGACGCGCCGCCGATCGCTTCCGCTGCCTTGTCCTTGTCCTTCAAGATGTCGCGGGGCAGAGAGCTGAGGAACTCCGATGCCTGCGAGCGGATCGCCGCGATGTCGGTTCGGAACTTGCGCCCCGGCCTGTCCGCCGCCCGAGATGGCGATGCTCGTCAAGTCGATGCCGGGCTGATCCTTCAGCAGCTGGGCGATCGAATCCAAGGCAGCGTTCGTGTTCAGCAAGAACTGGTCAGCCGCCGTCTGCCCTGACGGAGGGTTGAGGGTGTTGAGGTAGACGTCGAGCGAACTCTTCGCCCGATCGGTCGCCCGGGCCACCTCATCCCAGTCGCCCGCGATCTTGGCGATCTGCTGCTTGCGCTGCAATTCGCGCGTCGCCGCCGAGAACCCCTGCACGCTCCGGTCGACCCGAGGAATCCGAGTTCGAGACGGTCGAGAACCGTCTGCAACGCGCGCGATCTCCTGGAGCCTGTCAGCCCGGCCTGGAGCGCGGTCTGGCCGAGGAAGTTCTTGAACAGGACGAAATCCGTGCCGCCCTTGCGCACAGCATTCTCCGACTTTGCCGAGGTCGATGCCGATGCGACGGAACTGAATCTCCAGATCGGACGGCAACAGTTCCGCGATGACCGGTCCGAGCGATGAGCCTTCCTTGCGCGCCTTAGTCATCGCTTCGCTGATCTTGTCGACGGCGAGACCGAGCGCGGACAGTGGAGTCGTCTGCTTCAGGGAGGTGATGACGGAGTCGATCGTCTTGTCGAACTCGTCTGGCGTTCTTCACCGACCCGGCAAGGTTGCGCTGGTTGCGTTCTCCAACTCCTGGTCGAGGGCCCGAGAGCCTTCACCAAGGCCAGCGCCCTGATCGGCTCCTCGCCGGGCAGTCGAAGGCTGTCTGCACCGCCTTCGCTGCGTTGCGCAGACCGCGCGACTCCCCTGCCGGTAGAGCGTTGCCGAGAGCATCAATCTGGCTGATGAACCCGCCGATCCCCGCGACCGCTGAGCGAGTTGGACCTTACGGAAGGAGTCGACAAGTTCGTTGACCGCGTTCGAGCTGGCGAACCGCTGGCCGGGACCGAGCTGGTTGAGCACGTCGCCGATCCGATCCCGAGGCTTTCGAGAGCGGGGGCGAGACCCTTCTGCTTCTGGGCGATCGCTTCCAGGCCAGCAGCGAAACCCTTCCTCAGCTTCGGTGCTGGCCTTCAGCGACTGAGTGAAGGAGTCGACGCGCTCCTTGGCTCCTTCGCCGCCTTCGCCCGCCTTGCCCGAAGCAGAACCCGACGAGGGCGATTCCTCCGATGATTCCGGCCGCGGCGAAGTTCTGGGTGATGATTGCCTGGATGGCGAGACCGGCAGCACCGGCCAGTGAGATGACCTGCGCCAACCCGCCCTGGAACGCTCCGAAGTAGGCCCCGACACCAGCGGCTGCGGCCGGTCCGATTGTGTCGCCCAGCTTGCCGAGTTGCGTCACTGCGGTCTTCGCCCCGACAAGGAAGCTGGCAAACAGCCCACCCCGAGCGACTGCTTCAGGCCATTGGCCTTGCTGACGACATCCTGCTGCGTCCTGATGAACTGTTGGTAGCCGTTGATCCCTTCCTTCACGTTCCCGGTGAGAACCTGGAAGGTCGCCTTCGACCCAGCAGCGAGAGGCTGGAAGAAGCTGGTGCGAATCCTGTTGAACAGCACCACACCGAACGCCGCCCCGATCAGCGCGACGACCGAACCAAGTGGGCCGGAGATCGCCACCTTCAAGAACCCGACCGCTGCCAGCGCGACGGCTCCGGCAGCCGCCTTGAAGGCCAGAGGGACAGCGATCTTCAGCACGTCGGAGATGACGCGGGCGATGTCGTCGATGCGACCCTGCAAGCCCTTAGCGAAGCCGATGACGAAGTTGACGGCAATGTCCGCTGCCACGGCGACCACTCCGGCGGCGGCGGCGAGGATCGCCTTCAACACCGGTTCGGAGAAGATGGTCGTCAGGCCGGAGCCGAGTTTGCGGGCAGCGAACCCGATGCCCTTGAAGATCGTGAGGCCGATCTCCTTGTAGTCGATGTTGCGGAAGGCTTCGAGCAGGGCCGCACCGATGTTGCGCCCGAGTGCCGTGATCGTGCCGAGCGCGTCACTGAAGTTGCCGGTGAACAGCTGGCTGGCGGAGCGACCGACAGCACCGACGACGCGGGCAAGGTCCTGGAAGAACCCAATGACTCCGGAAGCTTGCGCCCCGCTGGCGAGTCCGGTGAACCCCTCCGTCAATCCGTCGAACAGCGTCTTGACGGTAGGGCCGATGCGGAACAGGAACTCGGACACGACCAACTGGCCACCGAAATGATCAGCCGCCCGATCCGAGTGAACACCGGCACGACGTCGGTGATGAAGAACTGGGCGAAGCGCTGCACGGCAGGCAGGAGGGTGTCGATGATAAAGCTCCGCGCCGTCTCCAACGCTGGGATCAACTGATTGTTGATGGCCCGACCGACAGCGTCGAACACGACATTGGTGCGCCGCGCGGCTGGCGCGCGGTTGTCCGCCAAGGTTTCGCGCTGGGCGTCATTGAGACCGCCCCGGGCTTCTTGCCGCCACTGCCGAACAGTGACTTGCGGAGCCGGTCGAGCGGACCGAGGACGGTCGTCGAGATGAACCCGACGAGGTTCGACAGCGACTCCTTGAACTCATCCGACTTTCTGGATGCCGATCCCGATCGCCCCGCCGATCGCGAGGACCCCGAGCGCAGCCAGCTGCGCTGGGCTGGCCATCCCGATGAGCGTCGACTTCAGGAGACCGAGCACCTCGACCCCGCCCTTGGCGGCAAGGATCGCACCGAGCGCCACAGCCATCCCGGCGAGTGCTGCTCTAATGGTGGAGTACACGCCCTGCCCTTGCAGAAGGTTGGACGTCAAGGTGGCGAACTGGTTGATGACCCTGCCGAGCGGCTTGTCGATCTTCTCGATCAGCAGGATGCCTGCCGTCTCAATCACTGAGTTGAAGTTGTCGAACGCCGCCCTCATGCCCTGGTTGACGGCCTTGCCGAGCAACTCCGATGTACCGGCGGCGTTGCGGATCGTCTCGGTGAAACCGGTCAGCTGTTCGTCGGTCTGGCCGATGAAGATCGAGGCGGCACGGAAGGCGTCGGTGCCGAAAATCTTCTTCAGGAAGTCCAGCTTCGCTTCCTGGCTGAAGTCCTTCAGCGACTCGCGCAGGTTCTTGATGATGTCGATGAACGGCAGCACCTTGCCTGCCGCATCGAAGAACAGCCCTCCGACCTCGCCGCCGGTCTTACCGATGATCGTGCCGAGCGACGCGATGGCCTTCTGTGCCTGGGTCGACGAGCCGGTGAGTGCGAGCAGGAACGTCTTCAGCGAGGTGCCAGCGTCCGAACCGCGCAGGCCGTTCTTGGCGAGGATGTCGAGGGCGATGTTCATGTCCTCGAACGCGCCCTGCCCGCCGCGGATCGCGGTGAAGAACTGGCTGAACACGGCACCGGCCTGCTGGATTCCCTGCGACAGTTCGGTGAACGACTGCCCGCCGCCCGACACAAGCGACCGCTGCGCGATGTCGACGATGCGGACGGCCTTGTCGGCGTCGATCCTGAACGAGTTGATCGCTGACCCCGTGAACTGCGCAGCCTCGCCGAAGTCGAGCATGTTGTTGCGCGCCAACAGCAGTGTGCCCTTCGCCGCGCCGATGGCCTGATCGACGGTGAACCCCGCCTGCACGAGACGGGTCAGGGATTCGGTGGCGTCCGCGGCAGACACGCCTGGCAGTGAAAGGTCGTTACCGAGGGCGATGGCTGTCTTGCGAAGTTGTTCCAATTGAGCGGTGGTGGCCCCGGTCAGCGCTCCGAGCCGTCGGAAGTTCGCCAGGAAGTCTTGGGCCGAGCTGAAGATGGCGCGCAGCGACAGCGCTCCACCGCCGATGAGGGCGATGTTGCGAAGCGAAGCCCCGATGGGGGAGATGCCGCGCGCCGCGCCGAGCACACCCGTCTGCGTCCGTTGGGACAGGAGCGCCTGCGTCGATGAACGCTGGGTTCGAGCGATCTTCTCCTCGAACCGTCTGACTTCCAGCTGGCGGCGCGACAACGTCTCGCGCAGCTGGCGTTCCTCGCGCTTGTCCGAGGAGACCTGTTCAGTGATGATCCGGTTGTTGTGGTTGCGCCGGGCATCTCTGATCTTCGTCAACCCCGCCTGGGTGAGTTGCAAGGTCAGAGCGTTGAACCGCTGCAACCGCAGGGTGCGGCGCTTCTCGTCCTGCTGCGCTGAGGCGACGTCGAGCTGGCGTTGACGCTTGGCGTTCTCGATCGCCGTACGCGCCGCGATCTCCTGCTGGGTCCGCTCGTTGATGAGTGAGTTGACGGCGCTCCGTCCCGCCACCTCCTCGCGGCGGACCGGGATCGTCGACTGCGTGCGGGCGAGGGAGATGCGCCGTTGTTCGACACGCTTCTCTTCGCGCTCCGTCTTGTCCAGCGACAACCGCAGTTGGTCGTTGGCCGTCTTCAGTTTGGCCGTCGCCTCCGTCGCCTTCGCCGTGGCGGAGGCCAACCTGGCGGGGGCTTCGATTTCAGCCCTCTTGATCGTCGCCTGGTTCGTTGACCTCGTGCGCTTCGTCGCTTCCTTCTCGACGATGCTGATGGCCTGATTGACCTGACGCTGGAGTTCAACCTGCCCCTTCGTCAGACGCGTCTTGGCGGCGAGGATCGCCTTGTCGCCGAGCGCCTCGCCCATCTGGGTCCCGGCCTTGCCGAACTCCTTGACGAGCGACTCGGAGAAGTTCCGCACGACGCTGCGCAGCTTCGGGTTGGCGCGCGACGACAGGTCCTGGGAGATCGCCTTAATCAGCGCCTTGTCGATCCCGGCGCGCCCCATCGCCTTCTCGAACTCCTTGGCGAGCACGGAAGCGATCTCGTTGGACAACCCACCGAGCGCTTCGACGGCAATACCGGCGTCGATCGTTACTCGACCGTCAGCCTCTGTCGCCACGAAACGTCAGGTTACAGAGTCGGAACCACCAGGTGGTGCCTGTCTTTGGCGACGGGGACGGCGTTTGAGCGTTCCGCCCATCTCCCGGAAGGTCTCCATCGCCCTCGGTGAGACCTTCATCGCCTGGCCATCGAACGATCCGACGGTCACGCTGCGGCGGTGCTGTTCGTCGCGCTTTGGGGCCGGAGGCCGGTACAGCTTCGACAACGGATCGGTTCCGCCGACGACGTTGACGTAGTCGTATCCGGCATCAGGGCTGGCAGATGCCCGTCCGGGTGACTCGTCCATGTCCGGCAACGAGCCGGTGTCGAGGAAGGTGCGGACCATCTGACGCGCCTGCGCGTCATCGCCCTGGTGGATCAGATAGGCGTAGGCGATGTCGAGTTGGTTGCGGACCGGCTCATCTTCGAGGCGCTTCCCCGTCTGGAACAGGTAGGCCCCTCGGACCTCTGCGAGAGACCCCGCTAGCTCTCCAAGGAGCCGTCGGAGTCGGGCGTAGGGTGCCCGGTCGGCGTCTCCACCATCGCCGTGATGATCTTGTTGAGCAGCCCGTCACCCATCTGCTTGCGCCCGGACATCCATGCGTCGAGCGCACGCCAGTCCTCCGGATGGCAGAAGGCTTGGATCAGCGCGATCGGGTCCTGGTTCATCTTCAGGATGCCCCACTGGTGAGGTTCGGAACGCACCCTGATCTTCACCGGCACCTCCCCATTGGGGAAGGTGATCGTGTGTGACACCTTGATCTCTTCCGGTTCGTCGGAGATGTCCAGGTTGATGTTTGTGATCTGGTCGACCGTCATGTCGCCGACTCTACCCGCCCAGGTGAAGACGCACGAGGACCTTGATCTGGTCGATGTCGTGCTTGTGCTCCTCGGTGGCGCGTTCCAAGAACTTGTACGCCCGGTTCCCGGGGTGATTGACGCTGTCGGTGACGATGAACGGGATGCCGTGGACGGCGTACTGACCGCCGCCCTGCGATGTTGTGGCGCGGGGGAACGCGAGACGCCCAGTGATCTCGTGTTCCGGCGTGCCCTTCTCGATGAACTTGAAGGCCGGGGAGGTGTTGAGCAGCACGACACGCACGCGCCCTCCGGACAGATCGGGGGCACCGACCCTGAAGGATTCGATCATGTGCCCCCTGCCGCGAGACGCGTTGCGGCGCGATTCGGGGCGGTCGTTCTCCAGCTCGTCAGCCATCATGTCTTGCGCCGTCTCGACGATTCGTTCCCCCACCTGACGTACAACCGGGCCGAGCTGGCGACGTGCCGCGCGGTCGATCCCCTGCACGGCCGCAGCCGGGATGTCGAAGCGGACGCGGAAGCTAGTCATCGCAGGTCGAAGGTGATGGTCGTGCGCCACCCCGCGCACTGGCCGCGCGGACCTACTGGCACGAAGTCCGACAGCCGCCAGTTGTTCGCTCGCGTCCGCAGATCACACAGCGCGTCGCAGGTCGGAGCTTCCGTCTCAGAGAGCAAGGCGTTGAACAGCGTCACCCCGACCGAATACAGCCAGCGGTTCGCGGCCTCCTGCTCGTCGGGGGTCGGGACGTAGAACTGCCCGTTGCCCAAGTCTTCGACGGCGGGGTAGATGGCGAACACCGCTTCGAAGCGCATCCGGACTTCCAAGAACCGTGACAGGCAGTTGCGCGGCCCGGTGTACCGCGGGGTGAATCGTTCGATCAGCACGGAGACCTGGTTGCAGAGGTCATCCGGTTGACCTTCTGCGGCGAACGCGACGAACGCCTTCAGTTCCGAGCAGTCGTTCGGACCTTCAGCCCAGAAGCCCGACAGCGCTGTGACCGCCGTCTGCACGAAGCAGTCGGCGATGCGGAACGCTTCATCGGAACAGCCGTCAGGAAGCGCAATCTCCCCGCACGGACCTGGGATGAGGCTCATGCGGGGAGACTACTGACTCCGCCTGCTTGGTACTGAGAGGGGGTTGCGGTCAGCTGTTCGGGTCGACGTAGCCGCACGTCTCTGTCGGCAGATCGTCCGAGAACACCGCGGCGTACGGTGCCGACGCCGGGATGCCGCCTTCGGCTTCCCAGTCGTTGTTCGGTCCGTCGGCCCAGTTCGGGTTGGCCAGGCCGAAGCCCGCGAGATTGAGAAGGATGCCATCCGTGTTGTCGTCGAACGTCAGGTCGCCGAAGCGCCACTGGTTGAACGGGAAGGCGTGGCGGATGTACGTCGGCGCATCCGACTCGGACGAGGCGCAGAAACCGCCAGCGCCGAAGGCTGCCTTCGTGTACGTCTCGGTCGACACGCCTGTCGGACAGGAGGCGTCGATGCCGGGCATCGCGAAGCCGATGGCATCGCCGTCCCACGTTCCGCCGGTCTTGCCGACCTGCAACTCAGACGAGGTGACCAGCTCGACCAGCTCCATGTCCCAGGTGATGAGCTGTGCCGTGAGGTCGATCTGCTTGAACTTGTCGCAGTCACGGACGTACCAGCAACGCACGCCATTGGCGGCGCGCCGTCCGAACTCCTGGCCGTCGTCGTACTGCGGGCTGGCCGTCATCTGGGCGAAGCAAGCCGAACGCACCTGGTCATCAGCGCCAGTCAACGGGGTGCAATCCGTATCGAGTCGCGTGAAGACGAGCATCTGAGGCTGAAGCTGTCCGATGCACAGCCCATTGAGGGTCGAGGCCATCGTGTTCCTCCTGGTAGGTGGCCCTGCGGCCGTTCGCGCTGAACGTACAAACGGCCTTCTCTGCATGTCAAGCTGTGCCAAGCAACATTGTGAGCAGCAAGCCGATTCGACAGGCGGTCTAACCTGGGGCTATGGCAGACGCGGCACCACAGATCATCCCGGGGGCCGTACGCACGGCAACCCCCATCATCGTCGGGCAGGCGGTGGCACAGGCGGCAGAGTGGGGTTTCGACATCGACCCGAAGAACAAGGCTCTCAACGTCTTGGCCTTCGTGGCAGCGATCGTGTGGTATGCCGTGTTGCGTTGGCGTGAGACGACAGGAGCGACATGGGCGACGAGGCTGCTCGGTGCTGGTACTGCTTCCAAGCCCCACTTCAGCGAGAAGCAGCCACGCAAGCCACGCGCCCGCAAGCGTGCCAAGCCCAAGGATGAGTGATGTCTGACGAAGACCCGGTAGACGGCGGGCTGTTGTGGGCCTGCACCCAGTTCGCCGACGTCGAAGACTTCGCGCGCTGCGACTGTGACTGCTCCATCGACCTCGATGACGAGACGCACGTCGCCCTGCTCGACATCTTCCTCAAAGCCGCATCGGACCAGCTCTGCCTGCTGTCGGGCCACGAGATCAACGGCGGCTGCGAGTCGACCGAGACGTTCTGCCGGAGCTACTGCTCATGTGGGTCCACCTGCACCTGCGGCTGGGACACGATCCTGCTTGGTGCGATCCCGGTGATCTCGGTGTCAGATGTCGCGTTCGAGGACTACGTCTTCGACCCGGACGATTTCGTCATCGTCGATGACGTGGGTATCGCCTGGGCTTCCGGCGTCGACCACCGCTGGCCAGGCGCGAAGAACGTCGAGATCACCTACCGATGGGGTCACGTCGTCGACGAGATCACCAAGCAGGCGACGATCGAGCTGGCGTGCGCCGCGATCCGCAGCTGCCTGTCGGATAAGCGCAACACCGTCACGGCCGACTCTGTGAATCGTCAAGGTATCTCGTTCGGTCGTCGAGCGACCTCAACGACCGCGTCGATCGCCGAACGCGCCGCCGCCGACTTCCCCTGGATGTCGCGGTTTCTGGCGACGTACAACCCGACGCGAGCGATCCGCGGCCCTGTGATCTGGTCCCCCGACCAGGACCAGGGTCACTTCGTCCGCGCGCTCAGCTAGACGTCGGAGGGATCGGCGGGGGGACCGCAGTCGGCGTACGTCTTCGGGACGGTCGCCAGGAACGATCCTGCGCGGATGTCGTCCGCCCACTTTTGGGCGAACAGCTTCAACTCTGGGTTCGTCGCGATCGCGGCCAACCCTTCCCATCGTGCGGCGTCCTGCTCGAATTGGGAAGCGCAGCGCGTCGGAGACGGGAACGTCTTTGATGCACGAGTCGAAGTTCGCCTTGTCGACCACGTACTGCGATTGGCGCGTCGCCATGTCGCGTGCGATCGACTCTCTGGCGAGAGCGTCACGTTGCTCGTGGTCGTAGCGAGTGAGAAGGCCATAGATGGCCGTGAAGACGACGGCGAGTATCGTTCGTTGCACCCAAATCCTCCCCTTCGTCGCTGTTATCGGAGTATTCCTCCAGCTTTGAAATCTGTCGGGCGAACCCCTTGCCCATTCTCCGAGCCTTGTCACCGGTCGCATCTGCGGTTCCCTTCCATCCGAAGGTTGCGGTCAGCCAGATGGCGACGAGACCGAGCGTGTACGGGCCGATCGTCGCTGGCTTGGCGAAGACGAGAAAGAAGGTTACGACAACGGCAACGAGGAGTGAAACACGTCGAAACAGGCGCGTGTCGCTTCCCCGTCTCCTGGTCATCGCAAACCTCCGACCCGGAAAATACAAGCCTTCGGCAAGCGATGTCGACTGAGGACCCTGCGTCATCGAAGTTCACTGTAAGTGGCAGCCTTACCCCACGTCACGTTCAGTGCTGTCGAATCTCGATTCCCCACCCACGGTGATTGACGGTGGACTGGCCCGACGAGCGCTACGACCTGCGAGTCGAGCAGGGAGACCGCGTCGACGATCGTGCGCAACGCCGTCTGGAGTTGCTCGATGTCGTCGTCGAGGCCCAGCTGATCGGTGATCGTGCGGGTCAATCCCGAGCACGGTCGACACCGAATCGACGAGGCCGATGACGTCGGTCGCCGACCGCGCTGACGCTGCAACACGGTTGGCGGTGTCGACGAGACCGAGAGCGTCGACCTGTGTCCGCACCATGTCGAGGACGCGGGATGCCGAGTCGGACAGTCCGAGCGTGTCGGTGATGGTGATGAGCGTGAACGTGAGCGACGACACCGCATCCGTGAGACCGAGCGCGTCGGTGACGGAGCGTGGGTAGTTCGCCGTTCTCGTTGCCGTGTCGGTGAGACCGAGCGCGTCGGTCTGCGTTCTGACCGCGGCGGTGATCCGGCTGGCGGAGTCGAGCATCCCGAGCGCGTCGGTGATCAAGCACCGAGATGCCGGTGACGATTGAGATCGAATCGGTGAGGACCGAGGTTGTCGGTGATCGAGACCGCTGCTCCGACGTTCGCCGTCGAACTGTCCAGCAGACCGAGGTTGTCGGTCTGCGTTCGCGCCGCGGCGCTCACCTGAGATGTCGAGTCCAGCAGGCCGAGGTTGTCGGTGATCAACGCGACGAGACGCGAGGACCGCGGTGAGACTGTCCGTCAGCCCTTCGTTGTCGGTCTGGCTGCGGACGTAGCTCGCCACCTGAGACGCGGCGTCGAGGAGACCTTCGTTGTCCGTCTGCGTGCGGAGGTAGGCGACGATCCGTGAGGCGTCGTCCAGCAAGGCCTTCGTTGTCGGTCTGCGTCCGTTGATACGCGGCGGTCCACGAGAGGGAGTCAGCCAGACCGAGATTGTCGGTGAGCGTCACCGTGATCGTCACGAGCGCGGAGATGGAGTCGACGAGTCCGAGGTTGTCCGTCTGCGATCGCGCGTATGCGGCTGCGGTCGACAGGGCATCCAACAGGCCGAGGTTGTCGGTTTGGGTCCGCGAGTACGCCGTAACCCATGAGATCGAGTCGAGCAGACCGATGTTGTCGGTGATCGTGCGGAACTCGCCCGCCACCTGAGATGTCGAGTCGAGCATCCGAGCGCGTCGGTCAACGTGCGGGCGAGAGCCTTCGCGTTGGAGTCGACGAGTCCGAGCGCGTCGGTCTGCGAACGCACTGCGGCCGTCAACCTGAGAAGTGGAGTCGAGTAGGCCCATTGTTGTCGGTGATCTCGCGGGTGTGGTCGGTCGGACCGCTCGGCCGCGTTGTCAGGGTCATCCCACGCGATGTTGATGTCATCGAAGACCGTGGCTTCGATGTCGAGGTCATAGAGGCCAGCCATCGCGGCCTACAGATCGAAAAACGGTGCGACAGATGAGGCCCACCAGCGGTACGGCGGTGTTCGTGTAGTCGGCGGGAGTGATGGCCGACGCAGCGATCGGCGGCGTGTCAGTGGCGTTCGACTTGAACATGCCGAGCATCATGAGACTCGCCGCAGAGGCCGACCATCGGAAGAATCGCCCCGTCGTCGTTGCATTGTTGGATGCGCCGCAGTAGTAGCGGCCGGGGGGCAGCGCGACGGACAACGTGGCGAATTGCGGGGCCGATGCGCCGCCACTGTGAGCGATTGTGCCAGTCGACGCGATGTAGTTGTACGCATCGTCATAGATGACGATGTCTGAGTTGCCAGCGTCGGACGAGCCTTTGTAGACGAACCCTTTCGAGACTTGCGTCGGTGTGTCCAACCGGAAGGGGTAGCAGAGGATGAAGTCAGCGGCGTCTGACCAGGGCGACCCGCCGGATCCCACACTGGTACCGGTCAGCACCCCCCAGTTCCGGCCCCATTGCGCACGGGTGCATGGGGTGGATGATGAGAGGCGGAAGGGCTTGGAGGCCGTATCGACGACTCATAGCGACTTGCGTCCGTGACGCGATGCCGAATACCGGGAAGCTGGTTGCTGGCGTAGGCCGTAGGAGTGAAACGTCGATCCCAACGTCGAACCACTCCCGGTTTCTTGGCGCATCCTCCGAGTCGCCAGTTGACGTTCGTCCCGCCTTGAACGTGCATTCAGTTATCTGTCGGCGTGCCCCCCTGTATCTGGCAACACCAGTAACGACCTGCGGGGATCAGGGTGTCGGTCACGTCGACTTCCTGGATGACGGATGCGCCTGCCGTCAATGTCGAAACCGCTCGACACCAGTTTGTTGTGCCCGCCTCGTTGAATACGCCGATGTCGAACGAGTCCGTACCGACCGTCGTCGAGTTGAGCCGCCACACCTTCCGAACCAGGTAAGGCTCAACGACGAAGAATGGGAAGGCGTGTACGCGTGACGCGCCCTGCCACGGAAGGCCGGACAGAAACCGATGAGCCTGGCTGTTGGCGCCATGTATCCCAGCGCGTTCTCCGACGAGATCCATATGATCACGTCGTCCGGCTGGTACGACGGCGGGTAACCCAACGCGATCGGCGACCCTCTCATCGCCTGCTTGAACGCGGAAGTCGGCATCGCCTACGCCTCGATGTTCCCGAAGCCCCCAATGCACACGACGTTTGCAGCATCGCAGAAGGCTTTGCACACGAGCGAATTGCGGATGACTCGGTCGGTGATGATCCATCCCGCCCATTTCGGCGGGACGTCGTACTGCTGCGTGTCATCGGGGGACGTCGTGCCACCCCATTTCGATCGTCAGCCTGCGTCCCACCGTGTCGGTGTTCGCGACCTCAACTGCGACCACATCGACGAGGGTTGTCGATGCCTGCCCGGTATGAAACGTCGTGCCCGCGTGCCCGTCGCGGCGACTTTGATGAAGCGCCCATGCGTCGAGCTAGACAGCGGCTCGCGCGTGTAGCTCATCGCACCGCTCCGATCTCAACGCCCTGCTGATCGGGTCTCTCTGGCGGCTCGCATCTTCGCTGCTTCCGCCTCGACCGGAGCGCGTACGAACAAGGCTCCACAGCCTTTGCAGTGGTGATTCGGTCCGGAGCGCTGTCGGTTCGGAACGCGCTTTGTGAGGACGCTTCTCGACGTAGTCGGGGTCGCCTGGCCTGCCGCCCGATCGGCTCACCTCATGCTGGATGACGGTGTCGGGAGTTCGTCCGCGTTGGTCGATCCGCACGCCGGACACTTGATCGGCCCTACTTCGACTCCGTCTTTGTCCTTCGGCATTTTCACTCCTGGGGCTGCGGCCACTGTTCGGGTCTGGACCCTTGAACTCGTGGACTTGTTGCCGACCGGCAGGTCGTACGGATCGGAGGTGTTGTCGATCAACACCGTCCCGAGAGCCTCGTTCGCACGCCGGTTCAACTTGGCGAGCGCGGCGGCTTCGGCCTCTGTCAGTTCGACATCGCTCATGTCAGGCTCCCAGCAGGTCGTGGTTCCAGGTGATCGCCAGCGTGTCGCTCGCGCCCTTGTTGACCGTCGGCGACAGTAGCGCACGGCTGATCGTGTTCGCCGCTGTGCCGGTGACGTCGGTCAACGGGTTCTCGTTCGTGATGACCGCTTCGGCGATGCCTGACGCTGTGGCGACACCCGCCGCCCACGACGTCTTCCACTGGATGCGCCGCGATGAGCCGCTGAGCGCCGACGTGGGAAGCCGCCGTCGATCGCCAGCGCCGAGCCGGACACGTACGTCACGATCGCCGCGCCCGCGCCTGTCTTCGCCACCGCGGTCGTGCCGGTGCCGAGACGCATACCGGTCACCTGCGCTGGCGGCGAGCCGATGCCTGCTGCGCGTTCGCCGTAATACTGGTCGCCGACCTGAGTGATCAGGTTCTCGAACTCGACGCGCTGCTTCAAGATCATGCCGCGTGGACCGCCGAGCAGATTGGAGCGTGGCGTCCACAGTTCGGCAACGCCGTGCCCGCGGATGCCACAGACGTCGGAGTTGAACCGGTGGTAGTCCGCGGTCACCTCGATCGAGTCTGTGATCCGAGCCTTGTCGATCTGCACAATGTCACCATACCTAAGTTCAGGCCCGTGAGCCGATGATCTCCAATGTGAACTCGGCCCCCGGGAACACGGAGCCGATCTGGTCGATGTCAGCGTCAGCACTTGACCTTGCGCGACGAAAGTGACATCTGGGATGGCGAAGGCCGACAGTGTCGACCCAGCCAGAATGCGTGGGCGGTTCGCTTGCGTCGTGAAGATCGTGACGTTGTCCAAGTTGACGTCCGCGATGATGTCGTCTCCGAGTGGTTCCTGTCCGAACCCGACGCCCATCACGACGGCGTCGACGTTCATGTCCCATGGAGCGATGAAGGGTGCGAGGCCGGTGGCGACTTCAAGTTCGCCGGACCACGAGAAGATCGGCAGGATGAACGAGATGCCCGCCGGTCCCGGCATCGGGGTGAGGATCGTGATCGTCGGGGCTTGAACGATCGGGATCGCAAGAAGTTCGAGGTGGGTGGGGACGACGATCACGTCGCAGGCCGTCATGACGTCACCGGCTTCGCGATGTTGAAGATGATCTGGGCGATCATCGCTGATGCGTCCTGATCGCCGGTCGGCCACATCTCGATTGTCCCGAAGAACTTGCCTTTGCCCAGGTCTTCCGTATCGGTCGCGGTCAACAGCACGTCGATGTAGCTGTCGCCGAGCGTGCCGGGGACAGTGATCGGGAGGGGGACCGCCGTCTCCCCGGGGCGTCGCGCTTGATCAGGGCTTCGAAGGTGTACCCGGGCACGAGGTCGAACGGGAGGTACTCGCCGGGGTTGTCCGGGTCCGCGTATTTGATCTGCAACGAGAAGGCGATCTGGCTGCCGACGAGACCTCCGTCGACGCGCAAGAGCGCGGGGCCGAGGTTGATCTCATTCCAGACGGGCTGCGGCACCGCTCAGCCCTGCTTCTTCGCGGCCTTCTTGACGGCCTTCTTCTTCGGAGGTTCCTCGCCCGCCTTGACAGCGCGGCGCTCGTCGGCGCGCGCTCGTCCTTCGGCTGCCCTCTGCGCTGTTCTGGCGTCTCGTTCTTCGCGTGTCATGGTCATACCAGTGTGTTCAGGTTGGCGGTTGCGTAGGTGCTCGTGTTCGCTCCGGTGAAGGTCTTCGTGACCGCTCGGGTGACGTGGACGAACGTGCCATCGTGGCCTGCCGTCGTGATGTCGCACGCGTTCTCGAAGATGCAACTCGCCAGCAGGCTGTCTCCGGTGAGTCGCAGGATCGCCCCGTTCGCCATCCTCATCTGACCGGCCTGCGCGGGGTTCGTCGTGGCGTTCGGGCGGATCGACGATTGGTTGACGATCTGAGAGTTGGTGATCGTCGTCGCCGTCGTGCCGGTGGCGTCAATGAATGAGTTGTTGCTCAGCTGCGTCGTGAACACGGTCAGATCGGCAGCACCGCCGTCGATGTACGACCCGCCCGTCAGGTGGCACTGCCGGATGTCCACCGCTCCCGCGCCGGATGCGTTGAGGTACGAGTCGCTGAGAACCTGCGTATCTCTGACGGAGAAGTTGACGGCGTTCACGTACCACTCGCAGAAGGTGTTGCCCGAGAACATCGAGTTCTCGACGAGCGCTGTGCCGGTGTAGTTGCCGCTGGACAGGTACAGGGCGATCGACGCCGCGGCCGAGAGGTGGCATCCCCTGATGGTGACGGAGCCGCCTGTGCCGATCGGGTCGTCGAACAAGATGTAGGAGTCCGTCGTCAGGAGCGTCTTTGAGATGGTGAGCGCGCCTGTCCCTGTCGTCCCCCCTGCGATGGTGGCGCTGAGAAGAACGTCGACCTCTGTGATGTTGATGTTCGGCCCACTCAGCACCACCGACGAGGAGTCCCCGATCACCCTCAGTCCGACGATCGCCCCGGACGTGATCCCGTCGAGATCGACCGACGCGCCGCCTTCGACGCGCAGGCCGTAGACCGGCACGCCCGCTGGCGGGTAGGAGACGGTCGAGTTCGCGTCGACGTAGTTGTCGAAGATTTCAGTTCCAGCGCGGTCCGTCGGAAACGCGGCGATGTTGGCTTCACCGAAGATCGTGTTGCCGAACTCGTCCATGTAGACGTTCTCGGGCAGCCCACCACCACCGCCGCCGGTCTCACAAGGCGCAGTACCGACCGGCATCTCAGCAGCACCCGCACAGCTTGGCGAGAACGGCGAGATGGACGCAGGAGGGGTCGAACACCGCGACGACTGGCTGGCGCGCGAGGGCGGCGAGACGGTTCTGGCGTCCGTCTGTGGTCGAGCCGAGATCGGTCAGATCGAACGCCTCAGCGGGTCCGTATTCCCAGGCGACCGGGCCGGTGGCGTAGACGTACTCCTCGCCGTCGGCCGGGTCGGTGAGGGCGTAGCCGTCGGCGGTCGGCGCGCGGCCGTCGTAGCCAGCGTCACCGATCACCAGGTGTCCGGTGTGCGTGAAGAACTGGTTGCCTTCCCGAACGACACAGACTTCCGAGGCGAGGATTTCCAGCGCCGCGGGAGTGACGTGGAGTGTCGCTGCCAGGTTGCCGTACAGCTCGGCGATGTGCTCGATCATCAAGGCCACCGCCTGACACACCGGCAGCGCTTCCGACACCGCGATGACCGTAGGGTCGACCGTGATCGCCGGGTTCGACGTGATCTCGCCCGTATACAGCTCCCGGGCGAGCCGGAACCCGATCGCTTCGTTCAGCCGACGCCGCGCGTCATCACTCAGCTGGCCTCCGATGCCTGACATCACTCCACAGGAGCGCGCCACTTGCACGGCGAACGGAGAGAACGTGACGACGTCGCCGTACCCCTCCGTCGGGTCGTCGGCGTCGAGTTCGTCGCACTCCATCGGGATCGCGTCAGTGAGGTTGCAATCCTCGCCGACGATCTTGACGCCGTTCCCCCAAGGCCAATCGCCTCCACCGTTGCCGGGGACTGCGACCGTGATGCCGGGAGCAACGGATTCGACGAGAGTCCCCGAACGGCGGGCAGGGCGAGGGTGTGTTGCCTCCCTCCCCATGTCCTCGTTGACCGACATCGTTCCTCCTCATGCGAGCACCCCGGCCCCGACCTTTGCCGAGGAGCCGGGGTGCTCTGGTTCGTAGCTTGCGTGATGTTACGAGAGGACGTCGTCGTCCACGCAGGTCCGCTCGTTGTAGCCGCTCGTCGGGGCGACCAGGCCGTTGTCGCAGAGCGGCATCTGGAACTCCCAGACCGGGCAGCCGTTGTCGATGATGCCTTCGAAGGTCTCGACGAACACCTGGTAGTCGTTGCGCAGGTTGGACGCCGTGTCCCGGTACTCGCGCTCGGTGGTGACGCCGATGTTCTTCGAACCGAAGTCCATCACGCGCAGGTTGTCGCTCTTGGAGAGCAGTACCCAGGCATCCGTCGGGTACTCGACGAGTGGAGCGTCCTTGGCCTGCTCCGGGTAGTCGCCGTACAGCGTCGGCTGGTCCATCGTCCAGGTGATCCGGCTGATGCCGATGTCGTTCGCCGCCCGCGTGATGTCCGCGTCTGACGGCGGGTCTTGCCCGCCAGGATGGCGTCGGAGCGCAGCTTGTTGCGCAGGTACCGCGGTGCCCAGGCAACGAGACCGGCGTCGTCGTAGCGCTCGTTCTCCACGTAGTTGTTCATCAGGAGTTCGAGGTTGCGGAAGAACGAAGCCCACGCGCCGTAGACCTGCGTGCCGACGATCGGCCCGCCAGCGCGGATTCGCATCAGGTCGAGCAGCTTGCGCTCAGCCTTACGTGCCCACAGGGCGTCGAGCTGCATCGCCGAGAACGCCACCCACTCGGGGTAGGCCAGGGCGAGGAAGTTCTTCACCGTGTAGCACTTGTAGGTCGAGTACAGCTCGAACGTCTCGGTGTCGACGCAGGTGATCACCGAACACGTCTTCTCCACGAAGGGGTTGGCGTCGTCGTCGGCGTTCTCCCAGAAGTCGATGCCGGTGTCGTCGATCTGGCCGTCGGAGGTGCCGACGTCAGACAGCAACGGCGTGATGACCTTCGTCACCCGGCCGCGCGGGGCGATGTAGCGCCGCATCGAGTTGAGTACCGGCCGAGCGGCCGAGGAGCCGCCGCAGAACCCGTACTCGGTCGTCGGGGGGGCGCAGAACCCGGCGATGATCGCCTCGTCGTCGTAGTGGTCGTTGACGAGGAACTTGAACATCTCGTGGCCGTCTTCGGGGATTGTCAGCCCCGAGTCGATGTAGCCCTCCATCCGGGCGACGGTGAACCGCTCGCCGGACTTGGCACCCTTCAGCGCCCGGGCACGCTCGACGAGGGCCATACCCTGTTCGGCGAGGGTGATCGTGTCGCCGGGGGCCTTGCCGTTGAACGGCACGGCGAGAACGACGTGCGGGTTCATGCCGCGACCGGGGGTGAAGCCGTCCACGTCGTCGGCCGTGGTGCTCGTCGTCACCGCTGGCGGCGTGGTGGCCGGAGGCGGCGTGGTGGCCGGGCGGAAGGAGACGCTGGCGAGGCGAGCCGCGCGGGCTGCCTTGTCCTCGTCGATCTTCACCTGGCGAGCCTCGGCACTGGCGCGAAGCGCGTAATACGCCTCCAGCTCGGTGAGGTCGTCTTCCGACAACGTGCCGGGGGTCTCGACTTCGGCCGCGGCGCGCTCTGCGCCAGCCGCGTTGATCGCGTCGATGTATGCCTGCAACTCGTCGCGGTCATTGACCGATGCGAGCGCCTCGTCAGCGATCGGCTCGGGGAAGGCGTTCTGCCACTCCATGATGACTCCTCCTCGGGTGGCCTGTCGTGGCCGTGCCGCGATGAGTAATCGCTGTTCGTCCAGCATGTCAACCTAAAGCGGACCACATTGTCGGAATGGACAACGCGCGAGATCGGGAAGCTACGAGCATCGAAGATGCGAGTAGGCCACCGGCAGGTACTCATCGAGCAGAAACCCGAAAGACCGCGCCCCCTCCCTCCTCCCCCACAGCGCAGAGGTGTGCTGACGGCGCGGTTCGATCGAAGGCGATGGAAGGGCGCGTCTGACAGACGTCTGGCCGGTTGGGGCGTTGACGGAGAGGGTCGGTGTAGCTACTATGGTCCGCGGTGTAGCAACCACGAGTTGTACTCCCCCGTCCCCCGTTTGTCAAGGTGTCCCGCCCTAATCGAATCGGTGCGGAGGGGGGAGTGCAGCCACACCCTGTGAGTACGCTGGGGGACGAGGCCGTTCCACCGATGGTCTCGAACCAGAGGAAGCCCCGAGTCATAGCCGCCCGCTTATCTCGGGCTTCTTCGCGCAACGACCCCGGCTGTGAGCCAGTGGCTCAGACCGAGGCCGTTGCAAGCCGCACCCCTTGACAGAAGTGCGGTGGGTTACCCCGTGTGTGGGGGGAAGTTGAGGCCAGCTTACGCGCTGGTCCGGCTGTCACGCGAACGCTTCGGTCAGCTGGGCGATGCGCCGACGACGGTTCTCCGTCGCCTCTTCGGCGAGCCGAGCGGCTTCACGCGACCACAGCAGGTCGATCTGCTGCATCATCGTGTCGAAGCGGCCGAGCAGTTCGGGCGTCAGCTCCCCGCCGTTGCCGCCGGGCGGATCGAGCGGGACGTTGGAGATGATCAGACCCGAGTCCTTGTCGATGCCGAACTCCGAGCGCGGCGTGTTGTAGCCGGGCACCGGAACGGCGAGACCGGCGATCAGTTCGCGCCCCGGCACGCCCATGATCGGACGCCAGTCGCCCGAAGGCGGACACGACAGAGCGAGCGTGAGCATCTCGGGGTCGATCTGCACCGCCGCGCCCGACACCCACGGACCGAACTCGTCGTCGCCGATTGCCACCAGACCGAACACCGTTCCGGTCGTCATGTAATGAGCGCTTGCCGTCTCGGCGTTGATGCCGCGCACCTTGGCGTGGACGGTGTCACACACGAGCCGACCGACGTAGACGATCGAGCCATCGGAGGCGTGGATCGGGGTGTTGGCGAAGTAGCGGTAGTTCGTGTGGCTGCGAGGCGGCAGCACGCATGTCGGCAGCGCGCCGTGGCACGTCTTCCATCCGGCGAGGTGTCCGAAGATGCGCCCCGTCGACGGCTCGTACTGGAACGGCGTCAACCGGCGCAGCTCGGGGTTCTGGAACAACGACACCGGATAGGTGAGCACTTCGGGCGGCGTGTAGGTCTCGTTGACTCGCACGAAGGACGTGATCGTCTTGGCCCCGACGAGCATCGACTCGAAGGCGGCGAGCTGTTCGGCGTACTGACCGCCGCACGTTGCGCACGGCTCGGCCTCTTCGCAGCCTTCGCACGTCTCGACGTCCTCCTCTTCCAACTTCGCCATCCGTGCTGGTTCGCCGGTCGTGACGCTGTACTTCCACTCTTCGGGCAGTTCCGCTGACAGCTGGACGTGGGCGTCGGGGAATGCCGGGCGGTCGACGAGGGTGAACCCGGCGAGCGAAGCCTCGGTGAAGATGATCTTGAACTTCCACATCTCCGTCTCGGAGTCGAACTCTTCGACGTACTCGACGACGTAGTCATCATCAAGGTCGACGGATGCACCGACGAGCAGACCGGCGTCGACGAGGTTGGCCGCGCGGATGCCGAAGTCGTCGGCGAGCAGCCACGCGCCCTCATCCGGCACGGACACGGTGACCGAACCGTCTTCCGCGGCGTCGGCCACTTCGATCACATCAAGGCCACCAGCGATGCGCGCCATGTAGTGCCCGGACGACTGCATGTCGAGAACCCAGACCTTCGCCTGCTTGCCTTCGGCGATGCCGCGGAAGCCCGAAGCCTTGATGGTGCGTCCGTCAGGCGTCTCTGAATCCAGCTTCATCAGGACGGGTGCTCGGAGAGCGATCTTGCTCACTGTGTGGCCTCCTCGGCAGTCTGCTGCGCGCCACCAGTAGCACTGGCTGGCGTTCCATGTCCAGCTGAGTCGAACAGCGTCCGCCACGATCTCAGCTCGTCAAGAGCCTCGTCGCGGCCCTCTCCGGCTTCCAGCCACGAGGCCAATCGACGCAGCACCTGGGGACTGATGGCGTTCGGCTCGTGGAGCGCGATCAACTGCAACGCCAACCCGTCGGCCGACAGCAGGTCGGCGCGACGTCGGTACTGGGCGGGTTCAGCGACGGCGAGCGCGGCGTCGACGAGGGGGCGCGCTTCGCCGGGGAGCAGGGGGGCGGGTTCGATGCGCCGGAACAGAATCCACCACGCCGACGGTCTGGTCTCGTCGACCTCGGCGTCGGCCAGTCGTGCTGCGGCCATCAGCCGGTCCACCTTGGCGCGTCCGATCCCAAGCGTGTCGACGAGGCGGGCGAACTCCACCGGCCGCATGGTCGCCTGCCATTCACACAGCTGAGCGCCGAACCGGACAACGAAGGTCTCGGCGGCAGCCACAAGGTCCCGAACCCGTTGATCCACGCTCGAGTCCCGTTGATCAACGGCTTTCGGCTTGCGGTCGTTGGTCGGCATCGTTCACACTGTATGGCCATGCCGCCGTCGTGCTCTCGATGCCCCTGCGTGGAAGCAGGGTTCTCCCTGAACGGCGAACCCCTCTGCGCTGAGTGCGCGACGGCGGCGGTTGCAGCACGGCTCGTCGATCTCGAAGGTTCGAGTGCGCTTGACCACGAGATCGTCGTCGAACGCCGTCAACCCCAACGGCCCCACACCGAGCGCAAGCGGGTCCGATCGCGCGCCCGGGAAGCAGCCGAACGGCGAGCGATGTCGAAGCTGAAGCTGCTGCACCTGTCCGAGTACCAGACGATCCTCGGCGAAGAACTGCGCGCCGACGGCCAGACCCCACCGCGGGTCCGGCCGCTCGACGTACATCTGCGACACCTGATGTCGCATCGACTACTGGCTCTGGCTCGGAGGGCGTAATGGCGGAACCGATCACACGCGTAGGCGCGGAACACCTCATTGGCGACGGCAAGGCGGACCAGTTCGCCATGTCCGAACAGACGTGGCAGCACGAGTCGTGGAAGGCGTACGGCCGGGTCGGGGAGTACAAGGCTGCCGTCGAATGGATCGGCAACGGCCAGTCCCAGATCGCCGTCGAACCCCTCGAATGGAACGGGAAGGGGTGGGTGCCGGAGACCAACACGGACGCCCTGAAGGTTGCATCCCTGATGGGCGACCCCGCGACGGCCATGAAGCAGTGGGGCCGCGACTCGGCTGTCGGCGGAGAGATGATGTGGTGCTTCGTCCGAGGAGGGTGGTCGGCGCACTCCCGCGACGAGGTTTTCGTCAACAACGGCCGGTTCTACCTGGACGAATACGGCCAAGGGGTGAACGCAGCGGTCAGCCGTCGATCAACGCGCGACGTCGTCAAGACGATGCCACAGATCACCGATATGTACCGGTACTACCTACCTTCAGCCCGCTTCACCGGGCTGGCTGACACCCCGACGTCGTCGTTCTTGGCTGACCTCACCCAGCTCTACCTGCTGCGGGAAGTGCTCAACGGCAAGCTGAACGCTCGACTGTGGATGAACGGGATCTGGACGTTCTCCCAGGCTGTGTCGATGCCCACCCAGCAGGGCCAGGGACGTCAGTCTTCGTTCCTCGCCCGGTTTAAGGCTCTGGTCACGCTGAACATGAAGCGTGAAGGCGGAGCGGCCGACGCTCTGCCGATCTTCTTGCAGGTCAACTCGAATGAAGTCGGTGAGGTGATCAAGCAGTTCTACCCCGAGGTGAAGATCGACGAACGGGAGGCCGAACTGCGCGCCGAGATTCGCAACACGCTGCGCGAGCTGTTCGATCTGCCGAAGGAAGCCCAGACGGGTCTTGGTGACTCGAACCACTGGGGTTCGTGGTCGATCATGGACGTCAACAACATCTACTCCCAGATGCCGCGCGCCCGCGCCTTCGTCAGCGCGCTGTCAGATACCTGGTACCAGGACCATCTCATCGAGGCCAGGGTTGCCGATCCGGGCAGCCATCGACTCGGGATCAACATCGCCGCCCTGAAGGGCGAGGCGTCCTCCGACGAGGCTCGCCAGGCGCATGATCGAGGCGTGGTCGGACCGGACGCCGTGCTCGCCGCTTCCCGGATGACCGAAGACGCCAAGCCGACCGACGACGAGTACATCCGCATGGTCGGGTGGAAGACGAACAACGTCGTGTTCGCCCTGCATGGCTACGACATCCCCGAAGAGGAATGGCAGCTCGCGAAGGAGATGGCGGGCAAGGCCGGTCGCCCCGGCAATGGTGGATCGGAGCCTGACCGGGCACCCGGAGTCGGTGATCCCGGCTCGCCCAACGACCCGAACTCGGAAGTGAACCAGGACTGACGAGTAGGGTTGGCGGTGATGAAGTTCGCGAACATCGACCCGCCTCGCGAGATGCTGGAAGTCGGGGTGTTCGGGGGCCATTGGAGCCAAGCTGAGGAGGGTGGCGCGATCGCCACGCTGTTCTGGCGGGGAGGTCCAGGCAGCCCCGACAAGAACGTGATCATCTACCACATCGAGACACCGATCCGGCGATTCGGCCTCGGCACGCGACTGTTGTTGCAGCTGTGTGAATGGGCTGACGGGCGCGACCTCACGCTGTCGTGTGTCGTGGAAGACCCGAACCATCGCGGGTTCTTCAGCCGCTGCGGATTCGTCGCCGTGTCCAATTACGCCGGGGCTGTCGAGATGGCCCGCCGTCCGGGCACGAAGGGTGAGGCGCATTCGATGATCCAGACGAAGCGGCCCGAATGGGCGCATCGCACGGAGGCTTTCGAGCCTCTCGACCGAGTCCCGACACCTGAGGAGCTGACCCAAATTGTTCGCCCCCGGTGAGCGACGCGCTTCGGGCCGGGGGCACCCCCTACTGCATGAGAGCCGACCTGTCTCCCGTCGCCTGACGACAGCGTAGAAGCGCCTGTCCAGCTGAATGAACACCTGGTCAGGACCTATTGTAAACGTTCACCATTTCTGTTAGGATTGACTCGTGATCTTGGCTGCTACACCTTGGGTCTCCAACGCCCATCTGATCGAAGACGTCGCCGCGCTGGGCTTCATCCGCCCCGGCGACATCGTGCTCGACCCCACCTATGGACGCGGAGGGTGGTGGCGCAGGTACCGTCCCGAACTGCTCATCCAGCGCGATCGCAAGACCCACCCCGAATGGGACTTCCGCAAGATGGACGAGTTCGACGATGGCTCCCTCCAAGTCATCGCCTTCGATCCCCCGTACGTCTCGACGGGCGGACGCAAGACCTCGACGATCCCGGACTTCAACGACCGCTACGGCATCCCTGACGTCGCCCGCACGCCCATCGAAGCGCAGATCGCGATCAACCAAGGGATCAACGCTTCGAAGGCCAAGTTGTGCGTCGGGGGGACACTGCTCGTCAAATGCAAGAACTACATCTCGTCCGGGAAGCTGTTCCCCGGGGCGTACTACACCTGGCAGTACGCCACCGGGATCGGCCTACGCCTGGATGCGGAGTTCATCCACCTGCGTCACGGCGCGGGGCTTCAGCCGCCCGGACGCAGGCAGGTCCATCCCCGCAACAACACCTCGGTCCTGTTCGCCTTCCGCAAGGTGAGCGAGTGATGCTGCCGTCCGCGTGCGCACGCATCTTCGAACCACAGCTGGACGAAGCGATCGCCTGGACGCTGATCGCCATCGCCGCGCTGGCCACAGTGCTCGCCGCTGCCTTCATCTACATCAAGGCGATGACTCCGACGCAGCTGAACTTCGCCTACGCCATCGGCACCGCCAGCATCCTGATCGGCAGTGCCCTCATCTACCACGCTGCGTGGGTCGACTACCGGAGGTGCTGGCGATGAAGTGCTCGAACCCTGACTGTGAATCGGGATCGGTCGGCAAGGAGATCAAGTATCAGACGGCGGCTGGGCCGATCACCGAGATCGTCTGGTTCAAGTGCAAGGCCTGTGGGGGCACCGGCAACGCGCCGGAAGTCCCAGGCCAGATTCCGCTGTTCGGCTGATGGGACGCCCGCGCGCCTCCCGTGATTCATTGACGGTCGCTGTCGGCGCGCGCCTGACACCCGAGCAGATCGCCTGGCTGCGCAAGCGCGGCCCGTCTATCTCTGCGGAGCTACGCCGCTTGGTCGCGACAGCGATCGCAGACGAAGTAGACCTCTTCGCCGATGTCCCGCCACTCCCATCCTTCAGGGAGCAGCAAGGTAGCGGTGAGGTCGACGGCGATTCGACCGGTGTACGAGTCGACACCAACCGCGCGGGGGATTGCCGCAGCGTCACAGACGGTGGCGCTGTCGCAGATGCCACAGACAGCGACGTGCTGGGTGCGGGGAGTCAGGGTTGTGGTCATGCCACGCATAGTGGACCACTATAAAGCAAACGTAAACGAAAGGTCCAGCGAATGAGTGACGGGATCATGGACGACCTCTGGGACTGCATCCATCGCGACCATCCTGACATGGGTGTCCTTCTCGGCGTGATCAGCGACTCGACCACCAATGCCGAGTTCTGGAAGCGCTTGGCCGACGAGTGCGGGAACTGGACGGTCCGTCACGTCTGGGAGGAACTGGTCCGGCTCCAGGACTACGGGTTCATCGAAAGGGACGCCGAATGACGCTCGAACGCCGCAAGCCCATCCGCAAGATGTCCAAAGCGCGCGCCGAAGCTGCAACGCCAACGCGCGCTGCCGTCGTGCGCAGGGTCGCGACGTCGAAGAAGTTCTGCCCCTGGCCCGACTGCCGACGGCTCGGCACGCAGCCGCACGAAATCTGGACGCGGGCGCGCGCCTCGGATATTGAGCACTGCCTGACGTGCCCCGACAACATCGTGATGATGTGCGACGAGCACTACGAGTTCCCGCACCTCTACGAAGACATCGCCAAACCGCTCGGGTTGATCCGCAACTCATGGGACGGGTGTCCATGTGGTTTCCCCACCCTCCCCGCGCCGCCGAACGTGATCGGCCGCATCGAGAGGATCGAAGACTGATGGCTGACAACGTCACGATCAAGTTTCAGATGTTGATGCGCCGCAAGGGCTTCCCGGAGCGCGTGTACCGGATCGTCGCGACCGACGGCGATGTCACCTGGCTGCGTCCACGCGACCGCACGATGGACGACGATCTACTCATCCACCGCGTCGAACTCGACAAACAGTGGGAGCCGTTACGAGCCGCCGCCGTGCGACAACTGGGCTGCGATCTGCCGATGCGAGAATACGTTCGGCGAGTCGTTGATCGAGATGACCTTGCAAGGCCAACATCTCTACATCCACCCGAGCCACGTCGCCCGGTTCTTCGCGCACCTCGACATGGTGATGACGCTCGACGAGAAGCATGAAGCGTACGACGTGATGCGGATGCTCCGTCATGCCTAAGTACCGCGTCACCGAATCCGTCTACCTGGCGATCACTGCCGCGCGCGTCGCCGCTACGCACGGACAGCTCAACGTCGGCCGACGACGTGCGCAAGATTCTCAGCGCCCTCGACTCCGCCGCTGAATCAGTGAAGCGCCGCGCCGAACACATCGGCCTCGTCAACGACTTCTTCACGCAGATCATCGAAGAAGGGCTGCTGCCCGACATGGCCCCAGGACTGCGCGACCGTCTCGCCGCGCTGCATCAGGAAGGCATCCCGCTGACGATCGACGACCTCGGACTGTCGAGGGACGAGTGGTGAACATGCTGACCCGACGCGGCACGTCGTACGTGCGTTCCCGTCGCCTACGTCGGTGTTGGGTGTGCCGTCTACCGACGCGTCTTATCGAGATCAACTTCGAAGCACCGCTGCATCGCTCCTGCACGAAGATCGCCGATCGTGGCTACTGGATGACGACGCTGATGGTGCGCGCCGGACTTCGGCAAGCGTCACCCGGTGCTCAACTGGCGGCTGTACCGGTTCCTCGGGCGAGTCGGGAAAGGGAAGTGATGGCAGCATTCGGGGTGATCATGCGCGTAGTTGCCGCAGCACAGCAACAAGCCGCGCGCCTTCCAGTGCGTCAGCAACGCGCTGCATCTGTTCTTCGGTCAAGGCACGCCAAGACGAAACGTCAATTTTCAGCAGCATCTCGGACAACTCGACGCGCTCGTTTCGATCCAGTCCCAAATCGGTCGCGGCCGCGTACGCCCGAATCCTGAGCGGCGACTGAGGCGCGTCGGGGTCTTCTGTCATGATTTGTCCTCGTCATCTCCCTGATTTCAGGGTGTTCAGCGCTGTTTCAGCTTCAAAGCCCGCTTCTGAGCCGGTGAAAGCCACGATCCCTCCCAGTGATGCACGCAGAAGCACCACGGTTGGCTGATCGAGTGGTCTTTCGACGCCTTCGTGGCCTTCTCGGTGTAGTGGTACGGGTAGAACGCGCCCTGGAGGCAGCAGCAGCCAGTCCGCGTCGTCCGGGAAGCGTCGAGGTCGTCACACCAGGACCCGATTTCCACGCATCGCCGCCGTGTTCGAGTTCGTGGCGCGCCTTCTTCAACATGATCTCGACGGCCGGGTGTCCGGGTTCAGCTCCGAGCACCGCATCGGGAACGACCTTGGCGTCTTCCCACGCGGCGAAGCCCTGGTTGTGAATCAGCGGCTCCAGTGAGCGATAGGCTCGACATCTGAGTCGACATACACCCCGCCCCAGCGCCAGAGCGCTTCAAGACGGATCAGCCCGGCCTTCTGCGCGCCCGACTGACACTGTTCCCACAGGTCGCCGGTCTCCGGCCAGTCATTCGGATCGAGCGGGTCTCGATGGGTCATCAGCTCCCATCCGGGATGGAGTTGACGCCAGTGCTCCCACCAGTCATCCACCTTGCGGTCGACGCGTTCGGGGATCGTGCGGTGCAGGATGCGCGGGATGCGCGACGGTTCCAGTTCGGGATCGGGGTCATCGACGACGCCGGACATCACCCGCCGCAGTCCGTCCGGATCGAAGTGTGTGGCCTTGTATGCCTCTCCGCGTCGTTCGTTCGCCTGGAACGTCGGCTCTCGCCGGTTGTTCTCGTGACTGGTGCGATGGTGCATGTGCCAGATCGGCCCACCGATCTGAGCCATCAGTCCATCCCCGAACGTCTCGCAGGCGATACGAAAGGCAATGTCTTCCCATCCCCACCCGCGGAAGTTCTCGTCGAACCCTCCGACAAGGTCCCACAGTTGATGGTTGACGACGACGGCCGAACTGCACGCGTTCTTGTAGGTGCGGCTGACCCAGCCCGGCTGTTGCCAGTTGCCGCGGAACCCGTTCATGATCTTCTGCGTTGCCCGGTCCGACAGCATGTGCTTGTCACTGAAGGCGAGCACCATTCGGTTCGACGTCGCCGCCAGCTGGACTGCTGTCTTCACTTGCTCGGGACCGATCAACACGTCCGAGTCGATGATCACCGCCACGTCCCACGGCTCGGCCTTCGCCGCGGCGTCGTTGATCGCTGCGGAACGGTTGAACGGTCCGACGTCGTGGTTGCCTTCGACGATCGGCCAGTCAGGATGATCATTGGCCCACCATGCTCGGGCGAAGTCCCACAAGCGGTCGCGATCAGGGGATTCCGGCGCGGCGGGGAACAAGGATCACGACGTTCACGGCCGAGAAGCTAGCGTGACGTCGCGATGCAGTTCACGTATCACGGTGTCGAGAAGACCGGGTTCTGCCACCTTTACAACCTGACGTGGTTCAACGAACGCACGATCGAACTGGCAGTCGCCTTCGACTTCCTGGAAGGCCGCAAAGGCTCCGGGCTGGAGATCGGCAACGTGTTGGGGCACTACCGGCCCTTTACCCATCACGTCATCGACCGTTATGAACGGGCTTCGTGGTATCAGAAGCAGATCATCCACAACGTCGACCTCTTCGATGTTCCACGGACAGTGGGATTGGGTCGTTTCAATCTCAACGATCGAACACATCCGCTGGGAAGAACCTGAACGCGATCCGCTCGGGCTCCATCGCCGCGCTCATCCATCTGCGCACGCTGCTCGCACCGCGGGGGCGCGCCCTGGTGACGTTCCCTCTCGGCTACCACCCCTGGCCTCGACGAGATCGTGGTCGATGGACGGACGGGCGCTGAACGATGGACAACGTTGGTGCGCGCTTCGTCGGAAGAATGGATCGAAACCCCCGAACCGGAGATCATCCCATACGCGTCGCGAGACCAGTGGGCGTCTTCACTGTTCATCGGAGAGTTCAGCGCGCTTGCCGCACCATGAACAGTGGACGGTGATCACCCCGTTGACCTTCTTGCGCGACGTGAACAGGTGCGGCATCTGGCGTCCGTAGTGAGCCGAACGCCGGTTACACACCGGGCCAGCGCGCCCACAGTTCAACGCGTCGACCGTTGCGACGTTCCGTGGCCCGAGCGACCGCTTCGAACCCGTCCTTGCGTAGTTGAGCGCGGGTGTTCGAACAGCCGTCGTGAGTGGCGTAGCGGTTGATGATCATCCACTGACCGGGATGGTCCTGCATCCACGCCCGCGCCCGTTGCACCCTGCCGGTGCCGGAGTTCGTGCGGCGCGGTGGAGGTGCGACCGTCTGCACTTCCTTCACGCCTCGTCAGGATAGAGGTGGATCACCCACAGCATCTGCGATATGTGCGGTGGGGGGACGGTGGCGATGAACTCCTGCACGTCATGATCAGTGATCATCCCGACGCATCCCCGCCCAGTCGGGGCTGGACGCGAGGCGCATCGGACCGTCAGGCCAGGCGAGGACGCACGATCGCCACTTCGCCTTGCCGCGCAGAGACGCCCGCGTAGTAGATGTGGGCGTAGAGCATGAACGGCTCGGACCCGTACCGTCCTGATCGGATCGCGTCGGCGAACCCGACGGCCGCGCGAATCCCGCGTTCCTGCTCTGGGCTGAGCGGGCCGTCGATCGGGATGTCGGCAGGGCCGAGTGTGCGCTGGACCCGACGCAGCGCTGTGGCCTCGCGCTCGTACGGGTAGATGTCGCGAGCGACGTCGATGAGCCTCATGTGAACAGCCTCCAAACGGCAAGGAAGGTGATGAGCGCGAGGAAGCCCTGAGCGCGACGATCTCGCCGCTGTCGGGCGCGCTGGCCTCGGACCTTCTCGTAGATGGGGTCGGGGACGAACTGGGGCGAGCAGGCCACCGATGAGGAGCAGCCAGAGTGCAGCAACCAGGTCGAACATCAGTCGATCCTCCAAGTCTTCGGGGGGTTGTCGTGGGCGTGACGGATGCAGGCGCGCACGACGGCAGATACGGACACGTCGTCCCCGGTCTCTCGCGCCAACTGCTCCGCTGTGGCGTGCAGGAAGGTGAGATGTGTCGGCAGCAGCGTGACGCTGGTCGGCAACATCTTCTTGTCGGTGGTCTTTCGTGGTCGCGGCATCGTGCCTCTCAGTCGATCGTGAAGGCGCAGATGCCCACGCCGTCGGGGTCGGTCCATTCGGTCGAGAAGTAGCGGTGGCGCAGTTCGTCGCACCACCGAACCACTCCCGGCTCGTGACGGTCGTAGTTCGGCCAGGTGTCGTGGAATGCAACGATCCCGCCTCTGGCCACGAACGGCATGTACGTCTCGAAATCCCGCCGGACCCCGTTGTATGAATGGTCGCCGTCGATGAACACGAGGTCGAACGGCGCGCGCCGCGCGGCGACGGAGATCGGGTAGGGGGACATGGACGGGTAGGGACAGTCGACGAACCGGGGCGGGAGACCGAACCACTCCTGCCAATGGGGACGCGTGTGTCGGACGATCTCCAGTGGCGTCGGTTCATTCGGCGGCATGTCGATCGACGTCAACTCTTCGATGTGCGGCAGGTGAGACCAGTACCACAGGGTCCCGCCGTACAGCGGACCCGATCTCCAACACCTCTGGCGTGAGGGCGCGCCTGCGACGTACTCCCACAGCGCACCCAGTTCGCGCAGGTTCTGAAGAGGATGAGCGGGAGACGGAGGAACGTCGGAGAAGTTCATCAGTGGAAGTGCCCGCTGTAGAGGTACCAGAGCGCGACCCCAAGACCGGCCAACACACCGACGACGAACCCGGCGGCGAACGCGATCATGCGAGTTGCAGGCCGAACTGCTGGTCGAGGACCGGGACAGTGCCGTTCTGCTTCAGCTTCCCGAACTCGGCGAGACAGAGGGTGTTGGGGGCTGACGCTTCGTTGCCGATGATGAGCGTCACCGTTGAAGGTGTGGACGAGTTCGCGACGACCTGGCGCTCGAAGTAGATGACGGGTGCTGTGTCGATCGTCGGGTGCACGCCGTCAACGGGACTCATGTCGAGGCAGCGAATCTGTGCGACGTACGTGCCGCCCCCGGTCTTCGTCGTGTAGCTGAACGTGACCTGCTGCCCAGGGCTGTATGGCCCCGCGGTGACAGCCTCGAACGTCGTCGAGCCAGCCGCAGCGTGCGCCGGTTCGACGACGGCGATGAACCCGCAGATGGCGGAGATCGCCAGTAGGAAGGCAGTTCGCAGTTTCATGGTGTGTTCTCCTTGTCGGTCGGTTGTTGATGGTCTTCGTTCGACTCCACCAGAGCGCGGATTCCCGCCTCCAGCGCCTCCACGATCGTCTCGTACCAGTCCGTAACGTCGTCCGGACACAGACCGCAAGCGTTGTGGTACACCCGCCACGGTTTGAGAGTGTCCGGGTCATGGTCCAGCAGCCAGTCGCCTCCACGCCGTTCGTTCATCCACCGCGCCATGTCGTCCGCGTCCGCCCGGCCGACAAACCCCGGCCGTCCCGGCAGCGCGTACAGCGGGCACTCGTGGTCATCTCCGTCGTCACCGCCCCACCCGATGAACTCCCATCCCATTAGCTCCTCAACCCTCACGACTCCGCCGCCTCGCGGAGAGCGGCGACAGCATCTCGGACGCCCTTCCGGGTGCGTCCCGGCCGGTGATCGGGATGCGTACATGGGGCTGCGATGTGGGACGCGGCCATCTCCAACTCGTCGATGATCCCTGGCGTGCGACCGTCGATGCAGCCAGCGGGGCAGGGGTCAAAGCCGTTGTCGAACTCGATGCGGAAGTCCGCACCTGAGCCGTGGCACGTCTCGCATGGCCCGCCCCTGATGCGTCGGTGCGCCACTCCTGCACCTCGCGAGCGAGTGCGAATATGTCATTGCTGAAATGGCGCTTGTCAGCCAGAACGGCGGTCACCTGTTCGTCGGTCAGTCTGTTCATGTCGGGTCTCCGATCTCAGACCAGGGCATCCAGTGAAACACGCAGGGGTCGCCATTGTCGGAGCGCCCGCGTTGGATCGCATTTCTGAGGTCGCCGCCCAGCCACTTGCCACGCCAGTTCACCGCTCCGTCGTGGCTGTCCGTGACGAGCACTTCGATGTGGTCCTCGGGCCAGGTGCTCGGGTCGTCGGGTCGGCCTTGCGCCATTGGTGAGCGTGTGCCTTGCCCCACGCAACACCCTCGTTGTATGCCTGGCGCATGTCGTCACGGTCGTAGCTCATGTCGGCCCGCCGTGTCGGCCTGCGAGGATGGCGTTGCGGAGTTCAGCCAAGAGATTGCGGATGTCATCGACCTCAATGCGTTCGTCGTGCTCGCGACCCTGGTTGCCCCACAACCAATGTTCGACCACCTCCAACGCCGTCCGCACGTGCGGCAGGTCTTCGATGGTGCAGGAGCCGTCGGGGTTGCGGATGATCCGCTGCCCGCTTTGGGCGGCGCGCGGTCGGCGTTCGCGTTCTCGTCGGTGAATGCCCGTCCGTCTGTGATGTACCAGGTGCGTTCGTCGTCGTGAATCGCGGCCGCGATCTTCGGGCTTCATCAGAACTTCCACAGGACGTCGAAGCATCCGTCCGGATGACGTTCGCGGACCTTCGACGACGCACAGCCCGAACGTCTCGGCGAAGCCTTTGACGATGTCCAGCCACGCCTCCGCCGGAGGGGTTTCGCTGATGTCCAGATCGACCTCCATCCCGGTGTCGAGCACGGCGACGAAGTGACGCGGGCAGTACCGGAGGCGCAGGCAGGCGTCGGGTACACCTGTTCGTCGAACAGCGCCGTCGGTTCGCGTGTCACGTTGTTGAGCGCGCTCGACGCCAGGCACGTCATCAAGAACCGGTGGAAGTCGACGGTCATCGCTTCGACGTACGGCGATTCGAACCCGGCTTCTCTCAGCTTGGCCCGGTACCCCGCGATCCCGTCGATGACCGACTCGACCTGTTCGAGCAGTCTGCTCATCGACGCAGCGAACTGTGACTGCCTCCGGAACCCCGTCTGTTTCCATAATCGTTACTATAACATCGGCCTCATGCTCGCTCGCAGACCAACCCCCAAAAAGCGATTCTCCCAGCTCATCCCCACATTCCCATAACGATACGATCGCATCTGCCCGGTCTCCGGACGGTGGGGGTTCCGCACTTAGCAAAACGAACATGCAGGTCAGGGGTGGTGCGTGCTGGACGAGGTAGGGTTTCGCTGCGATAGATACAGGTGGTGTACGTGACGGTCTGGGGTCCTGCGCTATACAGCTCGACTGGCCCTGGCCGTTCCTCTCGGAAGTAGCCACGGGCCGGTCGAACGGACGTTCGGTCAGTCCACGTCCGCCAGGGCGTAGTCGGGCGCAGGCCACGACGACGGGCGCAGCGATCGGGCGCGAGTGCCGCGGACCGTTCGGCGCGCAGTGCGTCAAGCTGGGCGGTCAGCCAGCGGCGCAGCGTTCGAACGCTGGCGGCGGACCGTTCCGCGTACCGTCCGCCCTGGCCAACCTAGCGTGACCGTGAGACCTTCCCTGACCAGCCAGAGCGCCGGTCCGATCTCAAGCGAGCACGGGCCTTCCGCGGCAGCCGTGGCAGCGTCCAGGGCAGTGACGCGAACGTCCAGGACGTCTGCCACCTTCGGGCGGCGGACAGCGCCCTTGCCCTTCGGCGCAGACCAGAGGGCCACGAGAAGGGCGCGGGCCAGGTCCGTCAGTTCAGCGCGCCAGGCGAAGCGGTAGGCGTCCCGTACGGCCTTCTCAGCGGTCGCCTGGGCCTTCTCAGCGGCCAAGCTGGTCGTCGAATGACCAGGAGGCGCTCTGGCCCGTCTGACGGCATTCCAGAGCCATGCAGCGACCGCCCTCATGCTTGGACGTCGGACGCCAGTAGCTGGCCTGACCGTTCGTCCAGGGCGAGCGAACCGAGAAGCGCTGGTCCCTGTCCAGGTTGACGCCGAGAGGCTGGCCCGTCTTGGACCGGCGCACGGTCGGGACCAGGAAGGTTGACGTCCAGTTGACCTGGCCGCGCTTGCCTTCCTTGCTGGTCGCTCCGTCTTCGTGAATCTGGAAGCCGTCGAACGTGACCAGGCGGACAGAAGGGCCGGTCAGGGTCGCTGGCCACTGCGCGCGGCTTGACAACCTGGACGTCTGCGCCCAGGCCATCGACGTACTCATCTGGCCCGTCGGCGTCGATGACTTCGCCGCGCTCGTTTCCGTCGAAGATCACGGCGTCGCGTGGTTCGATCAGGTACCGCTCTCGCGGCACTGAGCCGCGGAAGGTGTCGGAACCCTGCTGGCAGAATGGGCAGTACGAGTGCCAGGCCAGGTGCCCGCATCTCAGTGCGCCAGGGTCGAACGCCGAAACGCTGAGCGCGTCCCGTAGCACCTTCTCCCTGGTCAGTGTCGTTGTCATGGTGTCCCCTTGTCGTTGGGCGCGGTTCTGCGCCACAGGGAGTGTCTCACGACGGACCGTAGAAGGTCAAGCGCGGTTCTCCCTGCTACGTAGAGGGCGGTAGTCGCCTCGTGAACTGTGGCCAACCTGGCCACGACTCACGCTCCGGCATCCGCCCTCAGTACGTGAGGACCGAGCG